TCAGGCTCGCGATCTCCTGGAGCCCGGCGATCGTGCCGGTATGAAGGCCGTCCCGCCGGTCGCGCAGAAGTGTGGTCGCGCGGGCCGTGATGTAGATCAGGAGGCTCGTGATCGCCTCGTCGTCGGCGAGGCCGCCGGCTACGATGTCCGCCAAGGCCGACTCGCGGCCGGCATCGATCTCGTCCCGGCGGTGGCCGGTTTCAACGAGCACCTGGTCGAGCGAGATAGGCCTCTCGGTGGCGGTCGAGCTGCCGGGGGCCGGCGATGTCCCTCCGAGCTCGGTGAGCGCGGCGTACAGATCGGTCAGCGTGTCGGCTTGGATCGCCTCCGCGCTCTCGCCCTTCGCGAGCGACCAGAGGGCGGCCGAGACGGTCTGCTGGACGCTGGCCAGCCAGTCGGCGAGGTCGTCGGTCGCCGTCTGGGCGGACGGCGTCGGCGCACTCCCACCAGCGGCCCCGTCGTCGGCGATTTCGGCGGGGATGAGGTAGGTCTCGTGCGAGGAGCCGGGGCAGAAGCGCACGCGCGGCGTGTGCGCGGCGTGGGGCTGTTCGCAGCGGGCGCACGGGCCCGGGTCGACCTCGATGGCCAGCTCTTCGGGGCTGTCGCTCGTGTGGTGATCGGTCCGGCTAGTGTCCGGGCCGATGGGGACCGCGCCGTTGGGCGCGGTGGGGTCAGTGGTCATCGTCTCCCTGCCGGGGGCCGTATGGGGGCCAGAGCGATATGTGGCAACCGTCCCGGCAGGCAGAGGCGATTCCTCGACAACCTGAGAAGGTTGTAAGGCAACTCCCGTGACCTGCGGAAACGGTCGTGTGCGGTCGTGTTCCACCGTAAGACTAGACCGTTTTAGAGTCAACTGGACGGGTCTAGATTGGCCCGAGGGGGCCGTACGGGGGCCAGAGTCGATCACTGTGCGGCGGCCGCCGCGACCAGCGCCGCGCCGGCCTGGCCCTCCTTCCAGAGCCGGTTCAGCACGGTGAGGATCTCCGCGCGGTCCTCCGGCTCCACGTCCTGGTAGAGGTCGGTGACGTCCTGCGGCTCGTGCCCGAGCCGCTCCTGCAGCGCACGCCGCGGCGCCCGCTTCAGCCAGGTGGCGTGCGACCGGCGTAGGTCGTAGGGCCTCCACTCCGGATGCCCGAGCGAGGTCACCGCCTCGTCCCAGATCTCCTGGAAGTCCGGCGCCTGAAAGGGCGTCTGGTTGCGGGTGCCGAACACATACCGCCGCTTGTTCGCCATCAGCTCGGCGATCAGCAGCCAGACAGGCTGGATCAGCTCGACATCCCGCTGGCCGGCGTCCGATTTCGGCGAGCCGTGATAGAGCTCGGTCTTCGGCCCGTTCTCCGTGGGATTCGCGACCAGGCCCCGCTTCACCGGCTCGACCACTGTCAGCGTCGGCGCCGGCCGGCGCAGAGGGTGGACCTCGTCGCGGCGCAGCCCCCGCAGCTCCTCCGGCCGACACCCGGACCACGCGAGCACGATCACGAGGATCGCGAACCGGCGCCTGCGCTCTAGGACGGGAGCACCGGGCTTTGCGCCCTTGCGGGGGCGTTGGATCACCTCGGCGATGGCGATGACCTGCGCCGGCGTCAGGATGTGCCCAGGCCGAACCTTGGGACGTTTCGGCACCCTTGGGGGAACGATGCCGACGCAGGGGTTCTTGGCCAGGTGGCCCTCGAGGACGGCCGCGGTGAGGAGTCCATCAAGGTGCCCGAAGATCTTGCGGATGGTGGCGTTCGCGAGTGGCCGGCCGGTCTTCGGGACGCGGTCGCGCCGGAGCCGCCCCAGCCAGGCGTCGATCTCCATGGGGCGGATGCGGTGCTGGCCGTCGGTCAGCTCGCGTGTCCCGAAGACCGGCAAGATGTGTTTGGCGACGGTCAGCTCGGCGTTGTAGCGGGTGCTGGGTTCGTGGAAGTGGGCGGCGAGCCACAGTTCCGCGAACGCCTCGAGCGTGGTGGTGTCGGCGCTGTGCTTCTGTTTGTACCGGTCGTAGGGGTCGATCCCGTTGTCGAGGTCCTCCTCCGCGTGCAGAGCGCATTTTTCTGCGGCGGCCAGGGTGTCGCGGGTGAAGAAGCGGTCGTCCCAGCCCTTCCGCTTAACCGTGATCTTGTATGGGCCTAGGTTCTTCTTGCCCCGCTTGGGATAGTGCGGGTTCGGCGGACCGAGGCCACGGATGTGGGCCACGCTTTCTCCCTACATGGACCCTGAGATGATCATGCCGAGGGTGACTGCGGCAAAGATCGCGTCGACCGGATCAAGTGGGATCTTTGATGGGTCGACCACGACGTTGGCATGTGGGTCCCCAGCGTCGGCGTATGTCTCGCCCGCCAGCCACGCCCGGCCAGGTAGGTCAGCCTTGGAGACGTGGATCTTCATGAGCGCCCCTTTGCTGTACAGCGGTGCAGTGTTGTTGCGCAGCAAGGCACACTGCGCGGTTGTCGCACCACTGTCTAGGGCGTTGGCTCATCGTTGGCTTTGATGGGATATTACACGACCTAGTTAGGTCTAGTATGCCCCTGTTCACGCCGCCGAGCCGCATCCAAGATCGCCATAATCTGCGCGTGCTCCTCGGGGCTCGTGTACGCGAGGGCTTCCAGCACCTGCGCTCCCTCGGCGTACCAGACTTTCCTCGTCTTGGCTCTGCCCTCGGCGTCGTCGTCGCGCAGGCGCGGCTCGGCGGCGCCCGCGAGGATCTCGTTCGCTGCGAGATCTGCCCACTCCAACGCCCTCTCGATGCGGCGGAGAGTCTTGACCTGGGCCTTGCCGCCCGCGACGAAACGATCTTTCGTCTCGTGTTGGCCGTAGACCTCAACGATGCTCTTGCCGAGCCGGTCTCGATCTCTCTCGACGAGCGCGGCGAGGCGCAGGCGGTCCTCAAGCGTCGGTTCCTCTGCCACAGGCCAGATGGTGCCACAACAGACCACCTAGACCCAACAAGACCGCACTAGACGCACGGGACGGTCGTAGACGACCCGTTGTTGGACAGACACGGTCTTGTCTGGTCTAGAGTGCGTTCATGGCCACGTCGAACACGACCGTAAAAGACTCCGCAGGCGCGGCCGGTGTGACCGCGGACGGCTCTCCGGACGAGGCCCTCGGCATCGATGACGTGGCCCAGATCCTCGGCGTCAGCCGCTGGAAGGTCTTCGACCTGATCGGCCGCGACCCGAGCGACCCGGCGTTCCTGGCCTCCTACCAGAACAGCGACGGGCCCAGGGCGAAGCGCTTTGTCCGAAGGTCCGTTCTCGCTGCGTACCAGAAGCGGCGGGAGGACCTGAGCGCCGCCGAGAAGCGGCCCGGCCGGGGACGGCGGACGAAGGCGGGCGCCAACCCGGCTGTCTGACGCCACTGCTTCACCCCGGGATGTCGCGTTGGCGACACGGCCCGGAAAGCACGAAACCCCGGCCGCTGCCCGGCCGGGGCCCGCACACCAACAAGTCCTCTGCAGGAGTCCTGTTGACCACTACCCTACCGGCCGAGACGAGGCCGATCCCACGGACCCAGTGGGCCGGCAACCTCGTCGACACCGCCGACCGCGCCGCCGGCCGCATGGTCGCGCGCCTCCACGAGCTGTCGCTCGTCGAGCATCCCGACGCCGCCGAGCTGGCCGCGATGGGCCAGCTCCTCGCCGGCCTCGCCGCCTGGCATCGGACCGCCCAGACCACCGAGCCCGCCGACGGCGGCGGGCTGCTCGTCGGCCCGGCCGGACACCAGTTGCTCGACGTGCCGCCGCTCTACGACGGCGCCGAACGGCACGGCGACCTCATCGCGACCGGCGACGACGGCGACGCCCGCGTCTGGCTGTACGACGGCGACGCAGGCGGCTGGCACGCCGGCGGTGGGAACTGGCCCGGCCCGCTACTCCTGACGCTCGATCAGATCCGCGGCCAGCTCCTCCCCTCGCAGCGGCTGATGCTCCTCGTCCGCGGCGGCAGGCAGGCCCGCGTGATCGCCGACGCCTCGCAGCGGATCCGAAACGGCGAGATTTCCGTGGCAGTGGCCTGATGGTCAACATCGCCATGCCCGCGCCGCAGATCACCGCCGCGTGGCTGGCCGCGAACCCGTGGATCATGGCCGATCCGGAGCGGCACGCGACCCGCCAGCAGCTCGACTCGGCGCCCGTGGACACGGTCGTCGAGACGGACGGCGGCCTTCGCTTCCGCCGCGCGACCGACGGTTGGGGTGCCCATTCCGGCGCTCCGCTGGACACCGACGATCTCCTCGACGTGGGCGCCCGGATCGTTGGGAAGCCGCTGCCCGTCTGCGTCGAGCCCTCGCAACCAGCGCAGGCGGCGCCCCGTGCGGCCGGCGAGACGCTCCAGGCGCTGATCGGGGCGGCGGTCCGTGCTGCGGCCGAGTCGTTCGAGGAGCCGTCGCAGGCGTCCCTCGCCTCGTACGCGGCAGCGTGCGAGGACGTCGAGACGGCCGCCCGGGCGCACGTCGCCGCACTCGGCGGGCCGGGCGCGCTCGGCGGTGGCCGGTGAAGGCGCTCCTGCCCACGATCCGGTTTCTCGACGGATCGACCGTCGCCTACACGGCGCCGCGGGACACCGGCGACCTGCGGGCCGCGCTCTGCGGCAACCACCACCCCGCGTGTGACTGCCGAGAGGCGATGCACGCCGAGGACGTCGCCGAGTTGCGCGGTGAGCGGGACCGGTGGAAGGCGTTCGCCGAGGAACTCATCCGGCGGATGCCGCACAGCGACCTGGCCGATCTGCTCGTCGAGCAGCACAGCGCGTTGCGGTTCTACCGGCAGCGCTATCGGGACGGACTCCTGTGACCGCCCCGACGGCGCCAGCCGTGCCGGCGATCATCACTGAACCATGCCTCGTCGACGGCATGCCGGAGGACCTGTACCACCTTGATCCTGTCGCCGAAGGGTCGATCTCCTCGACCGGCGTCAAGGAAATCCTCCGAACTCCGGCGCACTTCGCCTGGTATCGGGAGCACGGACGGCCCGACAAGACCGACTTCGAGCTCGGCCGGGTCTTTCACTCCATCGTGCTCGGAACCGGCGCCGAGTACGTTCCCCTGCCCTTCGACGCCTGGACGACCAAGGACGCCAAGGCCGCGCGCGCTCAGGCGCTCCAGGCCGGTCTCACTCCGCTGAAGACGAGCGAGTGGGCGCAGGTCCAGGCGATGGTCGCCGGATTCCGGGCGTCGCCTCTCTCCGCGCTCCTCGACGGTGGCATCGCGGAGCGGTCGATGTTCTGGCGCGACGAGGAGACGGGCGTCTGGTGTCGCGGCCGGCTCGACTTGTCGAACAAGGCCACGATCGTCGACCTCAAGACGTCGAAGAACGCCTCCAAGGAGGCTTTCCGGCGTGACGCCGCGAACTACGGCTACCACGACCAGTACGCGCTCTACCTGCGCGGCGTGAGAGCGCTACGCGCGCAGCTCGGCATCGACGACGACGTAGAGCCCGAGTTCATCCATCTCGTCGTCGAGAAGACGCCGCCATACCTCACTGCGGCCTACGAGTTCGACCGGCTGGCGTGCGAGGTCGGCGACGCTCGCGTCACGAAGGCGCTGAAGACATTCCGCGACTGCCAGGCGACCGGCCTTTGGCCCGGGTACCCGGTCGACATCCAGCCGCTTTCCCTCCCGTCCTACGCGACGTGGATCCCAGACGAGGACTACGACCTATGACCGTCGCTACCACCGACCACGCCGCCGTCGCGGTCGCCGAACCGCGCGCGGGCGGCGTCCTCGCGATCTCGGACGCACAGACGACATGGCTGCCGCACCAGCGGGCCGCGCTCGCGCAGCTCGGCCTCAAGGACGCCCCCGAAGGCGATCTCGCCGTGTTCCTGCACCAGTCGCAGCGCCGCGGCCTCGATCCGTTCACCAAACAGATCTACATGATCGGCCGGCAGTCGAAGGAACGGCGTCAGGACGAGCATGGGCAGTGGCGCGACGTGTACGTCACCAAGTACACAATCCAGACGGGGATCGACGGCTACCGGCTCATCGGCCGCCGTGCCGCCCGCCTCGACGGCTCGTCCTACAGCTACGGCGACCGCGAGCGGAAGATCCCAGCCGCCGAATGGTGCGGCAAGGACGGCGTCTGGCGCGACGTCTGGCTCGGCGACGGGAACCCGCACGCCGCCCGCTTCACCGTGATCCGCACTGACCGGCTTGGACGGGTCGAGGAGTTCGTCGCGGTCTGCCGCTGGGCGGCCTACGTCCAGACGAACAGCTCCGGCACGCCGACCGGCCGGTGGGGCAAAGGCGGCGGCGACCAGATGCTCTCCAAATGCTGCGAGGCGTTGGCGCTGCGGATGGCCTACCCGGAGGACTTCTCCGGCGTCTTCTACGAGGGCGAGATGGACCATCTCGACTCGGAGTCGCGGCAGGCAGGTCCGCCGACCGCACGCCAGCGGATCGCAGACCAGACGACCGTGATCGTCGGCAATGGCGCGGACGCGCCGGCTGACGGTGCGATGGCGGACGACGACCGGCGGTGGATCGAGAAGACGCTCGCTGCGATTCCAGCGGCGGACGTCGACACCTGGCGGGAGCTGAACGGCCAGGTCGCGCACGCGAAGCGGCAGGGCCTGCCTGCAGACATCGCCGCGGCGATGGACGAGGCGCTACGGGTCCGCCTCTGGCAGCTTCCGGCGCCGGAGAACGAGATGCGGCGGATGCACAAATACCTCTCCGACCTCAAGATCACGGCAGATGCGGACCGGCACAAGGCGATGACGAACGTCGTGGGCCGGCCGATCACGACGGCGAATGACCTCACCCGCGCCGAGGTCGACCAGGTGTGGAAGGCCGCTGCGAAGGCCATGGAGACCGGCGCCATGTCCGCCCTCTTCCCTCTGGCGCCGGCCGGCGATGTCGCGGACACGGAGCCGGCCGATGAGGCAGGCGGCGCGAGCCCGGACGACGAGGACTGGACCGACCTGCGGTCGCCCGACGAGATCGCGGAGAGCATGCGATGACGGCGACCCCGCTCCGCGTCAGCGCCGGCCGGCCCGCCGAGCACAGCGTGTACGGCGATACAGGCCGGCGGCGGATGGACGTGCTGCACCAGGAGGTCGGCGACCTGAGCCGGTTCATCGAATCGCTCCACCAGATGGTCGTGGATGCCTACGCCGACCGGAACGGCCAGCTCACCGGCTCAACGGAGCGGCGGGCAGCGGCATGAGCGCCCGTGCGTGGAAGCCCGACAGTCGCCTTCGCCGTGACCACACCCGGCCGACGGGCGACCCCACGAACCAGGCCTTCGGCGGAAGCGTTGTGGACACGCTCGGACTGGTCGGCCCGGTGATTGAGACGACGCGGGGCCAGGACAGGGCGGCGGCGCTGGCTTGCGCTCGGGCCGCCACCGGGCCGGATGACCTGCGTGAGCTGCTGGCCGCGCTGGGTCTCACCGCAGAAAGGTGCGCCCGATGAGCGGCCGCCACAGCGTCAGGAAGGCCGGTATTCAGGCGACTCAGGACATCCCGGATTGGCGGGACGGCGTGTCCGGGCTGCCTCCGGCCGCCGTCCCGGCCGCACTGCCGGAGGACCTGGCGTTTCCGCCGCGCGGTAGCTGGGTGCCGCCGCTGCCGCCGTCCCGGCCTCCGGGGGAAGACTCGACCTCGACGGTGCGGATTCCGCGGGTGCTTCTCGCGGCGCGGCTGCCGCTCGGCCCGGACCCGACGCCAGCGACCATCTCTGTGCCGCTCCCGCCGGCGGAGCCCGAGCCGGCGCCGGCGCCTGAGCCGACGGCGGAGGTACGGCCGGCCCGCTGGATGGCGTTGACCAAGCCGGTCGGCCCGCCGGAGGCGCTTCGGCCGCCGTCGGGCCGACGGATGGCGATCGGCTTCGCGGTGGTCGTCGTCGTGGTTGCGCTACTGCTGTTCGCCGCTGCGTGCGCGCCATTCGTCATGTCGTCGGGCGTGACTCCGGGCGCGCCGGCTGCCACGACTGGCACCACCACGGCGCCGGCAGGCGGTGATCCGCGGTGAGCGCGGTTCCGAATGTCATCTGGAAGCACCGCATTCCTGCTGCGGCCCTCAAACTGCCAGTAGGCGCCAGCATCATCCACGCGGGCCTGGACCCAGACGGCTTGCCCTGCATCTGGGAGGTCCACCGGGAAGGCGCACCAGCGGCCCCGGCGCGTTCCTTCGTGGTCGTGCAGACCGCCGAGCCCTTTCCAGGCGGTACGCACCTCGGTAGCTGGCTCGCCGGGTCGCGCATGTGGCACGCCTTCGAGGTGCCGCCGACTCCGGTCGGTGGTCGCCATGAGTGAGCCGACTGTGCCCGAGATCCGGGCCCACCACCGGTCGGTCACCCCAGGCCCGTGGGGATGGTTCGGCAACCTCGACGTTCAGAACCTGTATCTCGCGTCGCGGCGCGGCCGGAACGTCGTCATGGACTTCGTCCGCTGGGGTGCGGCGCGCGCGCAGCCCCGGTTCCCGGTGAACCGGCTGATGGTCAAGGCCGTCGAGCTGCCCGTGTTCGAGGTCGCGCCGACCGCCATCTCCCGTTGGGACAGCCGGGTCTACCGGGCCGATGTGATCGGCGTTCGCCATCCGGACGCCGACTTCCTCGCCCGGTCGTGGGAGTACGTCGACGTCCTGCTCGCTGAGGTCGCACGTCTCCAGGCTGCGCTCGCGAACCCGCCGGCGCCGCCTGGCGGTGTGGTCGAGGCGGCGGGGGAGGCGTACGCGCTGGCCGGCCCGGGCGACGAGTACGACGGCGCCGGCGTGACCGACGCGCTTGAGGTGTACCGCAGCTGGCTCGCCGAGCAGGCCGGGGCCGGCACGGAGCCGGCGGTGCCGCACACGGTGACCGTCTCGGGCTGCGACGACAAGACCCGTGTCGTGATGCCGCTGACCGCCGCCGAGGCCGCGCTGATCGGCCGGCTCGCCGACGCGATCACCGAGGCGTCGGAGACCGAATGCATGCCGAAGATGCGGATCGCGCCGGGAGACCAGACCGATGACGACGACTGAGCCCGCCGGCAAGGCGAAGGAGGTCCTCGACCTCATCCGCAACCGCGGCGGTCTGGCGCCGTCCCACGCGGGCGCTGTGACCACGGTTGTGGCCGCCGCGGCTGGCGTCACGCCGCAGCGAGCGCTGCAGATTCTCCGCCAGCTCGACCACGACGGCCACGTCGTCATCGAGCGGTACACCGGCCGGCCCGCCCGCATCGCGAAGGTGAGACTCCCGTGACCGCCCTGACGGCGGCGGGCGAGCTGCGCGCGCTCCTCGACGACGTGCGCTCCAGAACAGACGACGCCGAGAACGTCATCGCCCGGCAGGTCGGCAAGTCAGTCGTCGTCAGCCGTGAGGTCGTCGGCGTGCGGGCCGTGTGCATGGTCGGCGCCGCGACCAGCCCGCTTGCCTGGTCGCTCGCGCGGCTCATCGCGGCGGCGCTGAACGCGGTGCCCGAGCTGGTCGACGCGGCTGAGCGGCCGCGTCTCGAGCGGGCCGTCGGCCGTGTGCTCGCGGCGCTTGCTGCTGGCGATGTCTACGCCGCGGAGAACGCGCTCGAGGAGCTGGACGACGCGGAGCTTCGCACCGTGGTCCGCACCCATCACGAGGTCGCCGATTGTGCCGATTACTGCCTGGGCAGGCGTCATGGCTGACCGGGCCGACGCGCGGACGCTCGCGCTGATGGTGGAGGCGGCGAACGCGCCGCTGCTGCTCGCCCGGCTCCTCGGCCTGTCCGAGGCACAGGCGCCGACCGTGATGGCTGGTATCGAGCGGCTCGGCCGGGAGCGCGACGACGCGCGCGCTGCGCTCGCCGCCGCCCGGGAGGAGACGGCCTTCCTACGGGGCAGGAATGGCGGCCTGGCCGACGAGGTGCAGCAGGCCCGCGCCGACGCCGACGGCCATGCCCAGACGGTCCGGGAGCTGCGCGAGCAGCAGACCGCCGAGCGGGACCGCCACCTGCGGGAAGCGGACGCCTGGGCTGCCGAGAAGGCCCTGCTCGTCGCCCGCCTGCTTCTGCTCCGGACCGCGCACGAGCGCAACGCCCGCGGCGAGCGGTCCACTGCGGCCGAGCGGGCGCGAGTTCCGTCCCTGGGCCGGATCTTCGGCGAACTCACCGACTACGTCGCGATGCAGGCGTTCCGGCTCCGGTCGGGGATCGCGCTGGACGACGACGACACAGCCGCCGGAGGTGCGCGGTGACGAAATCTCGTTTCGTGGTCAACCTGCCTGACGGGCGGGCCGCCTACTACCTGCCCAGCGACACGTACGCCTCCGGCGGCCTCGTCGATCTCGGCGCGGACGTTCCGAAGGGCGTCTGGGGATCCATCAGCTGGACCCTTCCCGACGGAACCCCGCTCGAACCGCTCCAACACCGCTGGCACGCCGCCCCGGGCCGCGTGAACACCCTCCACGCCACAATCGCCGGCCGTCGAGAAGTCGTCCGCTACGAGCTGCACCATCCGGAAGCGGCATCTGCCCGCTACCCGGCGACCCTCGACATCGGCGACTACGAGCTCCGGACCGACGATCACGTCGCGGACACCTACGATGCCGCTGTCGTCGGCCTCTACCGGCCGGTCACCGAGGAAACCGCTCCGGCCGTCGTCCCGGTGGACGTGTCGTCGTGGCTCGACCTCGACGGAGAGATGCCCGAGCCGCCGCCCGGCTGCACGTGGACGGCGACGCTTCCGTCGGAGTTGTCGACCCGGGCCGAGTATCGGCACCTGTTTCCGGGCGAGCTCACGGGCTACCAGAACGGCATCGCCAACGCGGTCAAGGCACGGTGGCCGCACGTCGACACCAGCTGGTACAGCCACGAACCCGGCCAGATCAAGATCAGCGTTCGTCGGCCGTACCAGCCCGTCCTTATGCGTCCCGTCCAGGAACGCGACCGCCGTGGCCGGCGAAAGGTCACCCAAAAGCCGGACGAGCACACCTGGTACTTCAAAGTCGATCTCGGCCGGGCGATCAAAGCGCCGAACCTCGCCGACGCGGTCGCCTACCTCGGCACGCTGACCGCCGAGATCCTCGACGCGGTCGGCCAGGTCGTCGAACAGACGCCGTGCGGCCACTGCCGCGGCACCGGCCTCGTCCCTCCCGCCGTCGGAGGCCGGGTGCGGGAGCGGAAGCTGTGACGCCGCCACCCAGCAGTTCGCTGGCCGGCCGGCTGATGCGCGCCGCGGGCGGGATGACCGTTGGCGCGGTCGCCGATGCCGCGCGTGTGTCCGCCGACGACGTCGCCCGCGTCCTCAACGGCGAGAGCGGCGTTCGGCAGACCGCCGTGGACGCGCTCGACGGATGGATGCGTCGCCGTCTGGACGGCGAGCCGTGACGCCGCCCGGGCCTGGGGCCGGCCTGGCGGATCGGCTCGTGGCCGTCGCTGGAGACCTGCCCATAGGCGCGGTCGCCCGTGCGGCCGGTGTCCTCCGCTCCGACGTCGAACGGGTCCTCGCCGGCCGGCCCGGTGTGGCCCCAGCGGCACTCGGCGCGCTCGACGTCTGGGTCCGCAGCTTGCCGCCGTTCTGACCCCCCGATCCGCCCGGCCGCCGTCCCCCGCGGCGGCCGGGCCCGAAAGAACCGCCCCGCCTCGGGCTGGAAGTTCACAGCGGCCCGGGGTGGGGCGTACCAGACAGAAGGGAGGTGCCAGGCCGGTGTCGACCATGCACCGCTGTGCCGACCATCGCCGTTACACCGCTGGCTGCGACGGCTGCAACGCCGCCCAGGCGGCCTACAGGGCCGGCTCCTGCGGCGACGGGAACCGGGTCTACAACGCCGCCCGGCAGGCTGCCTACCGCCGTCTAGCCGCCGAGCACGAGGGCCGGTTCGCTGTCCTGTTCGCCGAGGAACGGGCCGCACGCTCCCGAATGGCGCGGACCCGGTGATGGACCACGACCTGTTCACACCGAAGACCCCCGCCGGCCCGGTTCTGTCGACGGGCATCGCACCCGGGCCGGCGGGCCACAACCACTCGGGCCTCGCGACGAGAGCTGACCGAGCGGCCGGCCGAGCCCGACGGGCAGACCGAGAACCCGGACGGTGCCTGATGGACCGCGACGTCGCGCTGACCACGTTCGGCCGGGTGATCCGACTCCACCGGGGCGGCCGCACGCAAGCGGAGATCGCGGATGCCGCCGGAATCCACTTCATGACGTACCGCAGATGGGAGGCCGGCGCGCTCGCCCCCACGCTGCCGCGCCTCCCCGCGCTGGCCGACGCGCTCGGCGTGGACCTCCTCACGCTCATCGACGAATGGCTCCGCGAGCTGGCCGACACGCCCACCGAGGCTGGCGGGTGATGACGTTGCAACGTGCCTGCTGCAGGGTCTGCGGCGACATTTACGCGGTAACCGCGACCGGCCGGATGGTCTCCCACCAGGGCCGCGGGACGGTGGCGACGTGCGCCGGCTCGGCCCGCGAGGTGACACCCCGACAGCTCGTCGACGGGCCGCCGCCGCCCGCGCCAACTCAGGCGGCGAGCACGCTCGATGGCCTGCCGGGCGCCGACCGGTTCGCGTTCGACCCGCTGCGCGGCGTGGCCCGCTGCGGGTTCTGCGGTGAACTCCAATCGTGGCGCGGCCAGGCGGGGGCGGCGCTCGCGAAGGGCCTCCTGACGCTGACCGGCGAATGGGGCCTGGCCGTCGATGACGAGGCCAGCGGCCGGCTCGTCGTCGCGATCGCCGCCCAGCCGACATCAGGCGCCGTCATATGGCTGCCCCATGTTTGCCCGTTGATTCCCGAGGCTGCGTTGGAGACGGCGGTGAGAAACGGCCAGTAGACGGCTATCACATTTCTCGCTGGAGGGCCGCCGACAAGCGGCCATTCCAGCCTGCCCGCGTTTCCAGTCCGCCACCACCGGTGGCTTGGAATCGTGCCGACGTTGAGAAATGAGGAACCGTCTGTGGACGGAACGACACGCCTCCTGGCCAGGACATATCCAACCGAAGGCCCTAGGCTGGGAGACGTCCAGCGGCGCCGGACCGAGATGGGTTCAGCATCTCGGTCCGACCTCGCCGCTCGGACGAGGCGCCTTTCCGGCGGGCACCGGTCCGGCGCACGCACCACCCCTACTGCAGTAACAGAAGGGAATGACGCAGTGCTCATTTTGGCATGCGATTCTTCAGTCGGGACCGGCAACCCGCCAGCAACCACCCTCGGTGACGCCATCGCCGGCTACGTCCGGACCGTCCTCGACCGGCGTGACGCCTGGCATGCGGCCCTCGCCGCGCGGGTCCGCGAGATCGAACAGACCACCGACCTGCAGGTCATCGACGGCGGCCTCGGCGGTAGCAGGCTCGACGCCCACTGGGCGATCACCCACTGGCGCACCGGCGAGCCGCTCGCCGCTGGCGGCGGCCGCCCCGGCGATCTCGCGATCCGGCAGCTCGACCGCGCCCTCGCCAGCATCAACGCCCGGCACATTCGCGACGTCGAACGGGAGCTACGCGCCGCGCGGCCCGAGCTGATCGCCGACCCCGAGCCAGGACATCTACCCGCGAGCCTCGCCGCGGTGCTCTGGCGCTGGGCCTTGGAACAGGCCTCCCACGCCGATCTCGCCGCCGTTACCGGCTGGACCCGCGAGCAGGTCGCCGCCCGGCGCGTCGACGCGAAGAGCCGGTAGGCGTCCGATGAAACCTGACCCCAACACCCCGGGCCGCACGCCAGCCGAACGCCGCGACCAGCTCGACCGTGAACTTGCCGACCGGGCCACCGCCCGCCGGCCGCCGCTGTCGATGCCTCGCGCCGCCGCCGACAACCTCCGCCTGACCCGCGCCGAACGCCGCACCGCCCAGTGGCGCGCCCTGGCCCGGCTCGCCCGCGCCCACCGCGAGCAGTACCTCCGACTCCTCGCAGAGGAATCCGCCAAGGCCGCGGGCGCCGAACACAGCTCCACCCGCCGTGAGCACGTCAACGGTGAGTGACGACCAGACGCGCGTCGACAGGGCCGGATGGCAGCGGGCCATCAAGGCCGCGACCTGGCCGACCGCGACCCGCACCTACAAAGCGACAGCACTCGAGGTCGTCGCCTTCATGAAGCCTGACGGCACGCTGGAAAGAAGCCGGCCATACCTCGCCGCAGCGCTCGGCATGCCCGAGCGGAGCCTCAGCCGCCACCTCACCTGGCTCGCCGAACACGGCTGGATGAAGAACACGAGGGAAGGCGGGAATGGCCGCCTCGGCCGCTGGGAGGCGTTCCGAGGATGGACGACGAAGGTCCCACCCGGTGAAGTTGTGAGCCAAGTTCGGCTCACAACTCCCCGAGTTGTGAGCCACGAACGGCTCACAACTCCCGGAAGTTGTGAGCCAGCCACTCGTACCCAACTCGCCGAAGTTGTGAGCCACCCTGTGGCCCGCTATAAAAACCAGTCCTCGCGCAGCGAGGTCGGAGCAGTAGACCCGGACCGCGACCGGCGACATGGCCACGACGCCAGCCGCGGCGACGCGCCCCGCGCGGCGCAGCCACCCACCCAAGCTGAGCCCGGCCTCGCGAAGGTGATCCCCCTCCGACCCCGACGCCACGCAACCACCGACGCCACCCCAGCGGACCCGCCGGCCGACAGCGCGACCCGGCACGCCCCGCAACCCACCACGCAGAGCGAGCCAACGTCCCGAGACGCCGGGGGTGCGGGGGGCCGGCGTCTCGGCCCCCCGAAGCGGCACCCGACCGAACCAACGGACCCGCTTGGGCTGGACCAGCCACCCACCCAGACCAGCCACCCCCAGCGACCACTCACCAGCGCGCGAGCAGGCGCGCACGAGGTCCCGATGCCCACCACCCAGCCCACCGCGGGGGGCGCAAACGCGCGCCCCCCGCACCCCCCGCGTACCGGACAAACCCCCCACCTCCGAGGACTCCGCGGCTGTAGCGGCCACTGCGCGCTTCACGGCGCCTGCCACTGCCCCGACACAGCCACCCGGCACGGAGACGACGCCCCAGCCCTCACCGAAGCCCTCAGACGCCTCGAAACCGACGACAGGCACACGGACCAGCACCCAGCCGGCCCGCGACCAGTCATCGGCCAGAGCGCGCGCACAGAGCCGTGCAGGAGGTCCGCGTGAGCACCCCGCCGCCGCTCCCCGGCCACGTGTTCGGCCGCGAGATCCCCGACGGCTCGAACACCTACGTCAACGAGTCGACCGGCGAGATCACGACTGTCCCGCCGTCGGAGACCCGCGCCCGGCGTCTCGCTGCCCGCCAGAAGCGCCACGAGCAGGCCCAGGCCGCCCTGCGGCAGCAGCAGCGGGACGCGGCCGTCCGCGGCGCTGACGCCGCACGTAGGGCGCTCCCGCCGCGGCCGGCGCCGGCCGGCCTCCAGCAGGACGCCGGTCCGCGGCTCCTCGACCCGGCCACGCTGGACGGAGCCGGCCGATGACAACCATCGAGATCCGGCCGAAAAGCCGCGAGGAGCTGCGCGGCGAGCGGCTCCGCCAGGTCGCCGTCGACGGCCTCCTGACAATCGCGATGCCGTGGGTGAAGAACGGGCTGAATCTCGGCACGCTCGCCCGGACGTGCGACGCGCTCCACGCCCGGCTCGTCGTCCCGTCCACTTCGACCGCGATCCAGGCCCTGCGAAAAGGTGACCGGGGGAAGTTCGCGCTCGACCTGGCGGACCTGCAGCCGTCCGTGCTCGCCTGGATCGCCGGCGCCCGGGCGGCGGGCTCCCGGGTCGTCGGCGTCGAGCTCGCGTACGGCGCGGTCCCGCTCGGCGAGCTGGCACCGGCGACCGGGCCGACAGTGATCGTCCTCGGGAACGAGGGCCACGGCATCCCCGCGTCGGCGTTCCACCTGTTCGACGAGCTGGTCGAGATCCCGATGGCCGGGGTCGGCAGTTCGCTGAACGTCGCGGTGGCAGGGTCGCTGGTCGCCTACCGGCTGGCAGGACTGACATGACCGCGCCAAGCCCAGACCCGCGCGACGAACTCCTCAAGACGATCGGCGCCCGCATCGCCACCGAACGCGGCCAGCAGGGCCGCACGCAGGCGGAGCTCGCGGACGCCGTCAGCGTCAGCCGCCACACGATCAGCCTCTGGGAACACGGCCACCGGGCAATCACCATCCCCAACCTGATCAAGCTGGCCGAGGCGCTCGCCGTGTCGCCCGGCTGGCTCCTCGGCGAGCAGCACTGGCGCTGCGCGATGAAGGCCGACGTCGCGCCGCTTGTCGCAGCCGGGCCGCCGCCGACGTGGACCCGCGCGACCTGCGGTCTCGCGGCCGGCCACTCCGGCTTCCACCGGGACTTCGCGTTGGAGAAGCGCTGGTGAGCGCCGACCTGTTCGTCGACATCCCGCAGGTCGCTGCGCAGCTCGACGCGGCCCTCCTGGACGCGCTCACGACCCGCTGGCGGGCCGAGTACGGCCAGAAGCGGCCGACGTGCCAGTCCTGCCGCGCATCGATCCGCTGGGCGCTGACCTGGCCGAAGGGGGAGTGGATACCGATCGACCGCGACCCGACGCCCACCGGCAACGTCGCCTGCACCCGGACCGGCGGCATCGTCGTCGCCCGGGTGATCCCGGCGGACCGGGAGCGAGCTGGCACGCGGTGGGTCTCGCACTTCACGACCTGCCCGAACGCTGACGAGCACCGGCGGCTGCGATGAGCGTGCACATCTGCGGCGACGGCCAGGCCCGCAGCACCGCCCGCGCGACGATCAACCGCTACGTGTGCCCCGGCTGCGACGGCACCGGCCGCGACCCGGGCGACGGCGGCCGCTGCTACCGCTGCGCCGGCACACAGCTCGTCGACGACGTCCACGATCCAGGCCCGGGCCATCCGGATCGCCCGGTCAAGCTCCCTCGGCCGCCCGCGGTCATGAAGGCCTCATGCGTCGACTGCGCCTACCGGCTCGGCTCACCCGAAGACGTCCCGGACAGCGGCCGGCCAGACGACGCCGGCACGCCGTTCTTCTGCCACCACGGCATGCACCGGCTGGAGAACGAGGCCGGCGAGGTCGGCTACGCGCCAGCGGCCTGGGCCGGCGGCCTCCCACTCGGCTACATGGTGTGCGCCGGCTGGTGGGACCACATCGTCGAAGGCGGCCCGGCGCCCGTCCGGCCGTTCCGTGACCCGGGCGGCTCGGACCGCGGCGAGACGTCGGAGCGTGCCCGGTGACCGGGCCGGAGCGGGAAGTCGGCGAGCGGGTCGATCTCGGCGGCGGCCTCACCGTCCGCGCCGAAGCCGCCGGCCAAGCCGCCGACGCCCTTCACCAGCGTGCAAGGGTCGTCACCCTCATCGCAGGCATTCAGCCCATCGATCCCCACCTTCTCGGCCTCGCGAACGCTGTCACCGTCGCCGGGATCGACCGCGGGCTCAGCCCCGTCGCCGTCGCCGACGCCGCAGGCGTCAACCGGCGTGACATCACACGGCTCCGGCTCCAGTCGCCCCGGTTGGACCCCCAGGCTGCGGCGAAGCTCGCCAGCTGGGCCGGCTGGAGCGACGAGCCACCGAGCGCGGGGGCCCAGGCATGACCGGCCGGGAGCGGCAAGTCTGCCGCGTAGTCAACGCCGATGACGGCATCACCGTCATCGTCCACGGCACAGGCCCGCTAAGCCACGCCGCCGAGGAAGCGATCCGGACCGTCGCCCGGGCCGCCGCCGAACGGTTCGCCGCCGAGGCCTGCCCGTTCCTCGAGGGACTCGCCGGCGCGGTCGCCGTCCTGCGGCGGCCCGGCGAGTCGATGCGCGACATCGCGTCGGTCGCCGGCGTGCGGATGGCCGACGTGTCGGCCGTGCTCCAGCAGCCGTGGAACGCCCGCGCCCGGACGGCGAACGCGCTCGCGAGGTGGGCCCGATGGTGAGCGAAGCTGCCGCCTACTGGGCACGCCGCCGGGCGGCCTGGCGCCGGGTCCGCGCGATGCGTGCACTCGAAGACCTCGGCGGCCGGGTCGTGACCGTCGCGCTGCGCCGGAACATCAACTACCTGGACGTCTCCGCAGAGGCTGGTGTCACGCCGACTGAGCCGTACCGGGCCGTCCACCGATCACCCGAGCTGTCGGCCCGCGCCGCGAATGCCCTCGCCACCTGGGCCGGGTGGTGACCATGCCAATCCTGATCTGCGCACCCGCCGACGCCCCCATCCGCCCCGCAGGAGCGATCAACGCCCACTGCGCCGACTGCACCCAGCCGATCATGCTGTCGGTCGAAGGGCAGCGCGCCGAGAACACGACCCGGGTCTGCGGCCCGTGCGCCGTCCGCCGGATCGCCACTGACCCCGCGGCCGAGACGGGCATCCTGCCGGGCACCGAGGCGCTCGCCGCCGCGTTCCCTGCCGCCATGCGCGACCCGATGACGATGGCGAGGCTCGCCGCCGCGATCCCGACCCGCGGGCGGCGTCGATGAACATCACGCAGCAGTCCGCCGCCGACATGGCCGCCGTCGCCCAATGGCTCACCGGGCTGCCGTCCTACGGCCACCCCTTCGAGACCCTGCACTGCGTCGCCGGCGAGACCTGGAACCTCCGCCTCGGCGTCGTCTACGGCGTCGACCGCGCCCTCGCCTGGCTCGCCAACGTCACCATCACCGCAGCGAAAGACCTCATCTACGCCCAGGCCGTCCACGACGGCGACGCCTATGAGGTCCGCGCCGAGTTCCGCATCCCCAGATCCGGCGCCCCAGTTCGGATCTTCATCCAGTACAACCGGTCCGGCGCGTGGGCCGCCGCGCTCGACGCCGCCCGCGTACCGGCCGCAGCGCCGCGGCCGGCCGCCGCCGAGCCGCTCCCCGAAGGCCCGGCCGAGCTCGCCGGCCAGGCCGACCTGTTCGCCGAACTGGGGGCCTCATGACGACCAGCGCCACTCTCGCCGGCCTCGAACTCCCCGCCGATGTCGCCGGCCAGCCAGTCACCTGGACGCCGTGGGAACGGCACCCGCACGTCACCCACCTGCCATGGGAATGCCCGGCCTGCGGCGCGACCGACGGCGGCGCGTGGTCGCCGGGCTGGGTTGAGCACAGCTGGGGCCGGCACGGCCGCTACAGCGCCTCCGGCTGTCTGCGCTGCGGCGCGGTCGAGGTCATCGACCTTCATCCGGGCGTCGCCGGCCGTGGCGGGGTCGTCTGGACGAACCGCGGCCAGGGGGTGCTTCCGCTGTGACCGCTCGCTGGCCCGTCGTCGTCCACTGCGCCCGACCCGAGTGCGGCCGCCTCGAAACTGAGCACAAGATCCGCACCGACGGGCGGAGCCGCGGCGGCACCGACGACGGCGTCTGCCCCGGCTGGCAGCCCGGCCGCCGCGAAGAACGGCCACCCGAGGGCGAGCTGCGCCGCCGCCTGGCCGCCGTCGTCGACCTCGCCGCCGCGCCGCCTGCGCCCGGCGGCCTCGCCGACCACCCAGAACGGCTCGCCTGGTGGCGGGCTGGCTGGGCCGCCGCCCGCACCGCCGCGATCCTCGCCGCCACCGGAGAGGACCCCACGCCGTGAACGCCCCCCAGCCCTGCGGTCACTGCGGGGAACCCGTCGCGGCCGGGCCCGGACGCGTCCCCGGGTTGACCTGGTGGCACCGCGACCGGCCCGCATGCGTCGCCGGATACCGCCAGCGTCGGCGGCGCACCAGCGCCCAGCCGTGCGGCCACTGCGGCAGGCCCGTCAACCCCGGGCGAGGCCGCGGCGTCGGCAAAACCTGGTGGCACACCAACGACGAATGCCGCACCGGCCGCAACCGGGCCCTCAACAACGCGTGCTACGCCCGGGCCGCCGACCGGCGCGACGCCGCGCGACAGCGAGGCGATTCATGAACGCCGCCGACCTCGCCGCCGCCCGCTCCGCCGCCGAACACGCCACCGAATTCATCCTCGGCGACCGGAACTCCCTCGACCCGACCGCGTCCATCACCGTCGCCTGGCGCCGCGACGACCTGTGGGCCGTCACCCGCGGCCGCCGCATCCGCAACCACGGCGGCGGCTGGGAAATCGAACCGATCCCCTCCTACCGCGACGACGCACTCCGTGCCCGCTGTTACCGGCCGCTACCCGTCGCCCTGACCTGGGCCCGCGCGATCCTCCGGGCAGGTACCCCATGACCTACAAGGACCTCCCAACGCCGCGGGTCATCCCCGTCCGCGTCGACGCCCACGGGATCACCTGGACGCTGTGCGAGGACTGCGGGCGGATCCTGCCCGCGACCCGCCGCCACGGCGGCCCAGGCCGTGTCATCCCGCACCTACGGGATCCGCGAGTAACCGGCCGGTCGAAAGCTGCGTGGCCAGCCCGCCAGCGGGCCGGGCGGCGCCTCGCCTGGCGCTGCACCGCCGGCGGCTGGTACGGCCGCGTCGTCAACATCGCCGGCCTGGACCGGCTGCCCGTCGCCGACGTGTGCGCGCCCTGCCCGGTCGCCGCCGTCGCGCGGGCCGGCCGGCAGGCGGGAGCGCCGCGGGCCGTCGCCATGCCACCGGCTATCCACCCGGCCAGCCGGGCCGAGCTCGCCACGCCGGAACCGGCCGGACCCGCAGCCAGACCCTCGCCTAAGCCGTTGGCGGCCCGCTCCTACGGACAGGACGGCCTGTTCGCCGACACCGCAGCAGGTGACACGCCATGACCAGCCGCGAACGCAACCACGTCCTGGTCACCCTCGGCCGCGCGATCGCCCACCACCGCCGGATCGCCGGCCTCACCCAGCTCGAACTCGCCGACGCGCTCGACGTCAGCCGCCACGTCATCGCGAACTGGGAGACCGGCCGAAACGATCCCGCCGTCGCCCGCCTGCCCGCGCTGGCCCGCGCGGTCGGCTGCCCGCTCGCTGAACTGCTCCGCGACCTCGAACCCGGGCGGTGATCGGCGATGACCACCCAGGCGTCCCTCGCCGAACTCCGCGCCCGTACCGGCCGGCTCGTCGCCGCCGACCTCGTCGCCCTCGGCGCGACCTACCGGCAGATCGACCACTGGACGCGCACAGGCCGCATCCACGCCCACCAGGCAGGCAGGGGCAGCGGCCACATCCGCACCTACGACGTCGCCGAAGGGATCGCAGTCGTCCGCGTCATCCACCTCCTCAAAACCGGACTTCACGTCGAGTTCGCCTGGTGGTGCGCCCGCCTCGGCGCCGGTGAACACCGGCTCGGCCCCGGCGTCGTCCTCACCATCACCGACCCCGACGGCACCCGGTGATCGGCATGACCGACCTCCACCCCGATCCCGCCGCGCTGCCGCAGCGCCGCGCCCCGTTCGTCGCGCGCTGCTACGCAGACCGGCCCGGCGACCGCTGCCCCTGCCACCACAACCCCGCCTGGACACCCACCGACGGGCCTGGCTGCGACCACGGCTGGACCCAGCCCAGACCCGGCGCGACCACACCCGGCGTCCACGGGCCCGCGGTCCAGACCTCCGGCGTCGCGGCCCCCGACGGCGCGGCCGCGAAGTGCCCGACCTGCAACGCCCACGCCCAACGACCCCGAGAGGCCGCCAGCCGATGATCCGCCCAACCGCCTCCGGCTATACCCCGCTCGACGGGCCGATCCCACTTCTCGCCTGGACGTGCCCGTCCTGCCGCCGGCCCGCGATCGACGACTACCGCCACCCCGGCGCGCTCGTCGTCCCCCACATCGACGGCTGCGGCTCCAACCGGTCCGGCTACCAGCCGCCGGCCGTCCCACCCCGGAACGGCGGCGCCCGGCGGATCCGCACCGGGCAGGCAGCCCGATGACCGACACCGCGCCAACCGGCGCTGAGGATGGCCCGCTGGACATCTGGGCAATCGTCGAACTCTTCGGCCACATCCGCCGCGCCGGGCGCGTCCGCGAACAGGACGTCGCCGGCGCCGGCTTCATCCGCCTCGACATCCCCGACGGCGACGGCTGGATCACCCAGCTCCTCAACCCCAAGGCGATCTACGCGCTGACGCCCACCTCCGAGGCGACCGCGCGGACAGCCGCCGGGAAATGGCGGCCTGAGCCAGTGCGGCCGTGGGAGCTGGAGGCACCGACCTACAACCACGACGACCAGCCGGAGTTCTGAGATGACCGCCATCAGGCGCAGCGAACGCAAGCCGTGCGCCGTAGCCGACGACCATCCGCTCGACGCTACAGGCGACCTCGCCCTCGCCCTCGGCGGCAGCCCCGACTCGTGGACCGGCAAAGTCCTCAAGCTCCTCGCCGAGTCCGACGACGAGCACGTCGCCCGCCTGGCCGCGGGCATCCCCGAACTGGTCCGTGCCTACCGGCTGTGGCGGTCGACGGAGCGCACGCCGACCGCCGGCGAGTTCCTCACGCTCCTCGACGCGGCGCTCGCCGAGGACCGGTGCGGCAGCTGCGGCCAGTTCCGCACCGACGGCCGCGCGCACGTCCACATCCAGGCCAGCGACAGCCCTCCACCAGCCCCGATCAATCCCGCGCTCATCGCCGAGGCGTACGAGGCCGGCCGCCGACCAGGCGGCATGCGGTGATCGACGACGAGATGTGTCCCTGCAACTGCGGCCTCAGCGCCCGAGAGGCCCGCGAGGTCGACGAACCGGTTCCCGCCGACACCAACCCCACACCTCCCGCAGTCGGGGCCGAGGTCGAGCAGCTGCGCACCCGCGTCGCCGCGCTGGAAGCGGGCCGGACCGCGCTGCTCGCCGAGATCGGCAAGCTGTCGCGCGGCTGGCACAACGTCTGCTGCACGCGGCAGCCTGGCCACGACAAGGCGCACCGCTCCGTCAACCAGCACGGCTACCCGTCCATGTGGGTCACGATCCACGCCACTGAGGAACAGGCCGTCGAACAGGTCGCCATCGAGCTGACCGAGATGACCCGGCACGCCGAGACCGCCGAGGCACGGGCGGCCGAGCTTGAAACCGCGCTCGCCAGCGCAGAGGAAACCGCCGCCGACCGCGGGCAGGACGCACTTCACTGGCGCGAACGGGCTGAGACCGCCGAGGCGCAGACGGCCCGGGTGCGGGCGCTACTCACCGGCCGGCCCTGCCGCTGCTCCGGCCGCGGCAGCCTCGGGCATACCGGCATCTGCCCGACGCAGATCGTCAAGGTCGCCCACGTCGAGCGGGCGCTCGAAGTTCCAAGTAACCAGGCCAAGCCGTTGGAACCGCAGGCAGAAGGTCCAAGCGATCTTTCGAGTAGGGCTGCAAGTAGTCCAAGAACCGCAGACGGCCGGCTCGTACTCGACCGCGAACCCGGCACCGCCGAACACGGCTCCTGGCGCCCCGAAATCTTCGCCGTCGTCGACGCGCTCCGCGGCCTCGACTGGACCGGCTTCAACCCGGCCCGCCTCGACGACCTCGCCGACGTCGCCGGAATGATCGCCGGGACCCTGTGGCCGCCGCCTCCGCTGGAGACCCTCAACTCCCAGCCTGCGCCAAGCTCCGCCAAACCTGGTAGATCACTAGGGCTCGACCTCGACGATCCAACGCGCTGCCAAACCAGCTACGCCCTGTCGGCATTTCGCTGGGCCTGTCGGCTCCCTCGCGGCCACGAGGGCGAGCACGCGGAGGGCGACTACCGCTGGGCCGATGGCGTCGGCACGCTCCGGCAAGCGGCCATGGGACCGGAGCAGCCGTGATCGCCCTCGTGGTCACCCTCATCGGCATCGGCGCCCGCCGACGCCCCTGCCGCCGCCAGCCCGGCCGTCCCGCACCTGGGCGGCGGTCCTGGCGGCACGGCATGGCGGTCCTCGGCGCCCACCTCGCCAGCGCCGCCGCGCTCGGCCTGGCCGTCGGCGCCGGCATCGCCCTCCTGCTCCACCAGACCGGACTTCTCTGACCACCACTGATGGAAAGGGCCTACCCATGGCCACCGACACAACCCCGAACTACATGGTCGTGACCCTCGACAAGGGCGTCATCGCCGACCTCGCCGCCGCCGTCGTCGACGAGCTCGAACGACGCGAGAAGGCCCGCGACGCCGCGCTCATCGCCAGCCACGAAGGCAACTACCCGACGCTCGAATCCGTCGCCCAGCTCGCCCGGCAGCTCGCCGCGGCCCCGCTCCACTGCGCGGCGACCTGCTCCGCCTGCGGGGCCAGCGTCCCGTTCGACACCTACCGAGCCCAGACGGCCCGGATGATCGTCGATGGCATCCCGCCCAGCGACGTCCGCCCCGTCGTCCTCTGCACGTCCTGCGCCGCCCCGGCCGGCGGCGACGCGGAAACCGGGCCGCGATGACCACGGCCCGGCCAATCGACGGCGCCCTCGAAATGATCACAGCTCTTACGCGGGCGCGCATCGCGGAACGCGCCAGCCACGACCAGACCCGCGCCGAACTCGACCAGGTCCGGGCTGTTCTCGCGTCGCTATGGCCAGCCGCAGACGACGGGTCGACGGTCGAACTCGCGCACCTCGCCGCCGATACGATCACCAGACAGCGCGGCGAACCCGACACCGAAGCCCCAACCGGCACGCCACGGCCCGGGTGGCGCCGCCGGCTCGCGGCAGCCCTCGGCCTGATCGCACTCGCCGCCATCGGAGGCCTCGCCGCCGGCATCACCATCCTCGAGCTGACCCGGTGACCCGGTGAACATCCGCAACCTGATCACCATCGTCGGCCTGGCCGCCGCCGGCGGCGGTGTCGCCCTCGCCCTCAGCGGATTCGTCCCGACACCGTGGCCCGTCGACTGCCCCGCCGGCCAGGTCGTCGTGGCCACCGCCACGTCGGCAGCGTGCCAGCCCGACCAGGACGGCGACGGCTGGGCCGACTCCATCGACCCCGCACCGACCTCACCCGGGCCGTTCGTCAACTACCTGCCCCCCGCCGACCGGACACCCGGCCTGGTCGACCCATGACCGACGACGAGCCGGCGTCGTTCGACCTGGGAACGCCCGCCGCCGCCTGGCAGAAGCTCACCGAGACCGCACCGGCCCTCGTCGAGGCCTTCGGGCGGATAGCTGAGGCGCTGCTCGCCCAGGTCGCCGCGTGGGACGCACTCGCAGAGGCGCTCACCCGGCCGGCGGACCGGCCCCGCTGGCAATCCCCGTACGGCCCACCCCCGCGAGGACACCGTGACCAGTACGAAGCAGCCGCGGCGACGCGGCAACACCAACACCGTGTACCTATGCACCAGCGACCCGTGCGCCGACTTCATCGCGGCCGACCGGGACGAGGACGACGACAGCTGCCTGCGTTGCGGCATATCCGCCGCCGAGCACGAGTCGGCCCCCGACACGGCCGCTGAGGCGCAGACATGAACCGGGCCCGCTGCACCTGCGGCCACCAACGGTTCTGGCATCGCCGCCGCCTCTCCGGCCGCTGCATCGCGCCGATGCCGATCGGCTTCGACGAGGCCGGCCGGCCAGTCGTCGGGCTGAGCCGCTGCGACTGCCCGAAGTTCCACCGCGGCCGGCGCTGGCGGTCGCCGTGGCCGGCGCGCAGGCCGATCCCGGCGCCGCCGACAGCCGGTCAGCACCGGCACCGCCGCGACCCTGACGACCCGGGATGGTGCGGCGACTGCGGCGCCCAGCTACGCCGTCCACGGTTCGGCTGGCGGCCACGGCCACCGCTAACGCCGCGCCCTTGACCTGCGTGACCTTCTCGCTCGTGTCAAAACGCTGGAACCCCGATGACCCGACACACCATCACGTGCGCGGGCAGTCGCCGGGGTGCCGTTCCGCTGGATGCTCACGGAACCCTGGCGGGCGAGCCGGATGCCAGGATGACCGTCGCCCTCGTCGGCGGGCACTCAGCGGACCGGCGGGAGGGTTTCGGTCGGCGCCGACGTGAACGGCTCGGCGAGCACGGCGCGGATCGCCTCGGCCGGGTCGTCGCACATTCCGTGCACGACCCGGCCCTGCCGGCCTGCGAGGTCAACCCGGGCGACGCCCCAGCAGAAGCGACCAAGATCGACGAACGCGGCGCGCCGGTACACGGCCGCGGTTTCGTCCGCGAGCTCCTGGCCGTCGGCGTCGTAGAGCCGGTAGACGAGCCCGCTCGGCGGGTCGACGTGCCAGCCAGGCGCGGCGTTGATGAGCGCGGCGCGTAGGAGCGCCGGCCGGATGGCTAGGGCGAGGGCCAGGCGTGCCGGGTCGGTTCGGGTGTCTTTCGCGGCGCGGATCAGCTTGTCGACGCCGGACACGTCGGCGTGGCCGAGCGCGATCCGGACCGCTTCACGGCCGTGGCGGGCGGCGGCGTCGGCGATGTCGAGTGCTCGAGCGTCGGCGACGGCTCGCCGCCAGGTGATCGGGTCGGCCGCGTCGTAGCTGGCGCGTACCGCATCAGCATTCATGTCTACTGCCATCATGCATCCACTATACGCATGATGGCAGTGTGAAGAAAAGGCCAAAATTCGAGCCGTCCATGACTCCCGCGATTTGCCTTTACTGGTATCGCGATGCTAGTATAGAGACACCGACGGAGAGGGGGTGAGAAATGGAAGAAGGCCACGTGGTCCTGGTCCGACAGGTCCCCGGCACCGAAAAGGTTGAAACTGACCGTCGGGGCCGCCACCTGCGAACCACGGCCACCTGGCACCTCAACTGCTCCTGCAAGGAGTGGGAGCGGACCTTCGTCAACATCGAGGAGGACACCGCGAACCTCCTGGCCGCAGAGCACGAGAGGGGCCAGTAACCAGGAGGCCCCGGGGTGAGAGAAGCACCCCGGGGCCGTCCCGGAGATGGTCCCACGAATACCGCCTCACCTTCCAGCCGGGCCGACGACCGGCCTCCGCGTGCCGCACGACGGCAGGCGGAGGCCGGTCACCCGGGCATCCGGTGGACCCGGGCGAGCAGCTCGCGCAGCTGTGCCCCGGCCTCCGACTCGACGCCCGGCTCCATCGGGAGAGACGCCACGGTGCCTGCGGCTGACAACCGGCCCGTTTACGGCGAGGCGGCCTCCGCAGTGTCGAAACCGATCTCGGTGAAGAACTCCGCAGGCGAGAGAACCTCCACGCCCTCTGCAGTTGCCTTCTTCCGGAGCGCGCCGTCGCGAGTGACGAGGACGGCGCCTTCGTAGTGTGCGGTCGCGGCGATGGCGGAGTCGGCCATCGTGCCGTTATTGGTGGCGTTGCCGATCACGGCGGTCGCGATCGGCATCTCGGCGGGCCGGGCGCCGCCGTACGGGCCTGCACCGTACGGACCGATGCCATACCCAGCGCCGCCGTGCTCCACCCGGCGGCACAGCTCATTGGCATACGCCAGCATCTGAGTCCGCTTGGCGATGTCCTTGGTGGCGCCGAGCTGGCCGAGCACCATTGTGTCGACGAGCAGCTCGGTGGCGGCTCCCTCGACCGCGGCTCTGGTGGCCTGGTAGGCCTCGGGCGACTTCACCAGCTCGTCAAAGAAATTGGAATCGAGCACAAAGCGTCTGGGCACCTGAACACCGTAACCCCGCCCGGGCGGCGCCGACCAAAACCCTCCGGGAAGGCCGGGTCGACGACGAGAGCGACACCGCCGCCTCGTGTAACCACCAACGATAAACGGCGATGATCTTTCGTGGCCTGGGACTCGACTCAGGTTCGAGCGATGGTTGGCGAATCTTCCCAGGGGTAGTTGGCAGTGCGGGTCTGGACGTGTCGAGCCCGGCGGCTACGGTAGGCGATCTCCACCCGTTCCGGACGAAGGCCCCTTCCTGTGCGCTATCTCGACACCGCCGCCGGCGGCCCCGACCACACCGTCGAGCGATGGATGCTCACCGAGCTCAAGGAAGCGCGAGTCTTTGCCGCCCAAACCGGCTACCTGACCGAGCACGGACTGAAGCTGATCCAGCCGCACCTGGCGGCCATCCTTGACCGCGGCGGTGAAGTCCACCTGGTCACCGGCGCCCGGGAGGAGCAGGTCTCCGCGGCCGACCTGGCTGCAGTCGCGGCGCTATTCGAGCCGCACGGCTCGCGGGCGACGCTACTGCTCGTCGACGGCGACGACGAACAACCGCTGATGCACGCCAAGAGCTACTACATCCGCCGCGGCGACGGGTCCGAGACCGTGTTGGCCGGGTCGGCGAACCTGACATTCTCCGGCCTGCGGGGCAACCACGAGTCGGCGATCATCCTGGACACCCGGGTCACGCCGGACGCCCCCTGCAGGGAGGTGCTAGCCGCGGTCCGAGCGTGGGCGGACTTCGACCGGCCGGCCCGGCGGGTCACCGAGAGAACCCTCGACCAGGTCGTCCTCGAAGCGCCGTCTGTGGCCCGACCGACGGCCCGGCTGTCCGGATCGACGAAGCTGCCGCCATCCCGACCCCTGGGAGACCTGCTCGGCTCGGCGCTTGGCGCGATCGAGGCCATCGCTGCCCACGAAGGTGGGATCACCGGGGTGCCGACCGGGTTCGCCGAGCTCGACGACCTGACGAATGGGCTGCAGCCCGGCCAGCTGGTCGTCGTCGGGGGCCGGCCGGGCGTCGGAAAGTCGGTGCTGTGTCTCGACATCGCCCGCGCCGCGGCGATCAAATACGGGATGACGACGGCGCTGTACAGCCTGGAGATGCCCGGGGTCGATCTGACGCTCCGGCTGCTGGCCGCGGAGGCGCGAGTCTCGCTGCAGAACATGCGCACCGGCCGGCTGACCGAGGACGACTGGGGCCGGCTCGCCCGGCGGATGGGCGAGGTCGCCGAGGCGCCGCTGTTCATCAACGATTGGCCTCGCCTGACCGTGCAGGAGCTGCGCGCTGCGGCGCTGCGTCTCTACGAGCGAAACGACCTGCGACTGCTGCTCGTCGACTACCTGCAGCTGATGACGGCGGGCCGCCGCGACAACCGGGTCCAGGAGATCAGCGAGATCAGCCGCGGCTTGAAGACGCTCGCGATGGAGCTGGAGATCCCAGTCGTGGTCGTCAGCCAGCTCAACCGGGCCTCCGACCTGCGCGCGGACAAGCGCCCGACGCTGGCCGACCTGCGTGATTCTGGCCAGATCGAGCAGGACGGGGACATCGTGATCCTGCTGTACCGCGAAGACATGGTCGAGAAGGAGTCAGCGCGGGCCGGCGAGGCCGATCTGATCGTCGCCAAGCACCGCAACGGCCCGACCGGCACGATCACCGTGGCATTCCAAGGGCACTACAGCCGGTTTGTCGACATGGTGAATTGACCTCCGAACCGTCGTCAGAGAGCGGAGCAACCGGCCATGACTCGCGGCGGGCGAGCCGTACGAATTCCCCGAGACACCGACACCGACGAGCTTCACCGCCGCGTCGCGCAGGCACTCGCCCGCAGCGAAGTCGAACTGCTGCACCTCGCCGACGGCCGCGGCATGCTCGTGAACTGGCGCTCAGTCCGGACCGTCCTGGTCGGCCCAGCCCCCCGGCCGGCGCCGCCATGACGTACTCGCGCCGCGACCTGCCGGGTACGGCATGCTGATCCACATGACCAGCGCGCCGCCCGACCTCGACAACCTGCCGACCGCGCTCCTCGTCGACGAGCTGGTCACCCGCATCGACCGCCGCAAGATCACCGATGACGACGCCAACCGGCTCTCGACCGCCCTCGCCAGCCGCGCGATGTCCGCCATCGGCGACGCCTGGGGCGCCATCAAGGAAGCGTGGCGCGACGCGACCCGCAACGTTGCCGCCGACACCGCCGCCGCCGTCGGGCACCCCTCAGCCCAGCCGCCCGCCGGCCGGCCGCTGCGCGCCGTCCGGCCCGGCGACACGCCACCCGATTCGTCCCGTTAGGGCCACCGGGCGTCCCGATGGTCCGGGTACGGTCGGAACCGTGACAGCGAACGACGCGATCGCTGAAGAACTTCGGGCACTGCTCCACGAACAACACGTCGAGTTCAAACACCGAGACGACCCGCCGGCCGAGCAACTGGCGCCCGGGAAGAAAGCGCACCCAAGCCTCCTCGACCGCCTCGCCGAGAAGTACGAGCAGCGACCTGTCGTCGAGCAGGTATCGGGTTCGTCGTCGAAGCCGCATTCGCAGCCGCCGACAGACGACTACCCGCTGTCCCTCGCGAGCGAGATACGCAAGGCCGTGACCTACTGGCTGCCGGTCGTCCACCCGGCACTCGACCGCGGCCGAACCCCCGACGGCCGGCGGGTCAGGGCCCTCGCGATCCCATTCGACCGGGCATTGGCCCTACTCCCTGAGCTCGCGGCAGACCATCCCCTCGGCGAGGAAGTCCTCGCCGACCTTCGCTCCTACCACGGTCGGACAAAGATCGAACTCGGGTTGATCCGCGCGCCCTACCCGCTGCGCCTCGCGGCGGCGACGTGCGACGCCTGCAAACAACCCTCGCTGATGATCTCCCCGGATACGGGGCTGATCTACTGCGGCACCGGCGGCCCGAACGGCTGCCACGACGATCACAACTATCCGTCCTGCCGCATGCTCTGCCTCGGAGACCCCGAAACCCAGACCGGCGGCTGCGGAGACGCGCGCAACCCCGACTGCCCCTGGTGCTGGGGGAATCCACCCGTCAGCTGCCGGGTCAACGACCGGTCGATGCGCCACGCCTGGCGCCTCGGCAACGACCAGCTGCACGCGCTGACGATGCGCCTCGCGGAGGCCTCATGACCGGCGACCTGACCCACATCTACTGGGCCGACGGCGAGACCGGCGAACTCCGCCAAATCGACGTCAGTAGGGTCGCAGCACCAGACCGGCTGTTCGACGCCCTGGAAACGATTGTCCGGGACTGGGGTGGCGAACCGGCCGGGATCTACATGTCGTCGACGGCGCAAACGGTGCTTGCCGTCGCGGTCCGGCCGCCTCGGACTTACGACGATGCTTTGAACAAGCCCGCATTTATCGAGACGGTGGCCCATCCGCTTACCGGCCGGGGTGTGCCGATCCTGACGTGCAACTGGCTGCCGTCAGCCACGGCGGTCGTCACCGGGCCGACAGCCCTGCCTCCTGACCCGGTTGCGAGGGCCCGGTACGAGACGCTCGCCGCGCACCTGCAGGCAGGGTTCCGCCGCGACGAGGCGATGCGGTTCCTGCTCGCAGCGGAGTCAACATCATGACCGCGAGCACCATCCTGATCATCGTGCTGGCCGCCCTCGCCTCCGGTCTGCTCGGCTTCACCCTCGGCGTCTACTTCGAGCGGGACCGGTGGCAGCGGTGAACACTCCGACGCTCGGCGCGCCGCTCGCCGCCTGGATCGCCGACGGGAACCCGGCCCGAGTGCGGAAGGCCGCCGACATCCCCCTGCGGCTGCCGAGGCGACTTCGAGGTCCTCGGCCGCGTCGACCCGGTGCTCACCGCCGAAGCCGAAGACCTCCCCGACGCCGCTGTCCTCGCCGCCATGCGCATCGCCGCCGGATTCAACCGCCGAACGGCGCGCAGCATCGCGAAGGCCCTGACCGCGATCGCCAAGCAGGTCGCCGACGCGCCCGATACGCCTGGGTGGATTCGTGGCCGTGTGAGCCGATGGCCGATGCCGCGGCCCGGCTGGAGGTGAACACCGATGGCTGAGCCCGGCAGCCTGGCCGCCGCCCAGCGGGAGGCACGCGCCTCCGCCGCCCGGGCGCTGGCCGAGCTCGCGGACGAACCATCCGGCTGGGAAGAAGCCGCCCGGACCGAACTGATCTGCCTGTGGCACGACCTGTCCGCGGCCCGAAACCTGGCGGCCAACGGGGTGTGGTCGATGGGCTGTGACTCGGCGGTGCTCCGCATCGCCCGTTGGACGGCGCTCGTCGGCCCGACACCGTGGGAACAGGTCGGCATCGACCTGACGGAGTCTGGCCTGTGGCAGGAGATCCACGCCGCGCTGGGCGTCGAGGTGCCACCGCCGGACCTGGCGCGTGTCGCCGAGACGCGGGCCGTGATCGACGCGAACGTTGCCCGGGTGGTCGCGGGGTTCGAGGGGCGGCGTCGTGCCTGACCTTCGCGCCGCGATCGTCGCCCGCTGCGACGAGCTGGTGCGTATCGCCGACGCCGCGGCGGCACGGGAAGGCGGCGCAACCTGGCACGCCTGCTACCCGCAGCCCCGGGCCCGTGCGGTCCGCTTCGCCGCTCAGAAGGCCGACCTTGCCGCCTTCCTCGAAGCCCGTCTCGCCGAGCTGACCGCCCGTACCCCCGCCCAGCTTGATGTGGAGGTCACCGAGGCCCTCGCGACGATCCTGCGTCCACACGGGCCGGGCGCTGTCCACGACGACGACGAAATCTGGGTCCGCTGCCGTGGCTGCGAATGGGCCGCCTACCCCTGCATGGACGTACGGACCGCCATGAAGATCTGGGAACACCACCCGGACTACCGGGCCCGGTGGCTGCGTCTGCGAACGGGGAATTGAGCGATGGTCAAGGGCGAGTCGTGTGCGCTCTGCCGGGACTGGTTTCCCCGATCCCACTTCGCCGAGGACGACGTCGAGCACTTCGCGGAAGACCATCTCGTTGGAGCCGAGTACGGGCCCTATGGCCGACTGCTCGCCATCGAGGCCGCAGCACGCGAGCTGGCCGCCGCGGTCGCTCCCCTAGTGGACGATGAGACGGTCTCCCCGTACTGGTCCGCCTGGGAGATCGACACCCACGCTGGGGCTGACGGCGAGAAGCTGCACGAACGGCTGGCCGAGGCCCACGAGAAGCTCGCCGTACTGCTCGGCGAGGCGCACGCCCAGCCCGCGCAATCCTCAGACGCACCCGACTTCGATCCTGCGTGTCCGCCGTCACCCCTGCTGGATCGCCCCGCCGTCCAGCTTCGACCTCGACGGCGGCTGCTATGTGTCGTCGGACTGCGTCGACCGCTGCAGGGGCACCGGGAGAAACGGGTGAGCGAACTCCTCGTCCTGCGCGCGGTCTGCCGGCCGTACGCGGCCGACCGTCGCCGACAGATCCACCTCACCTGGCTGTCAGCCCACCTGGCCGCGAAAGCCCCGGCCAACATGGACGATCCCAATCCTCGCTGGCCCTCGGACATCCTGATCGCCAACCGGGACCGCGCGGTCGGCCCGGTCCGCACCGCCTGCGGCATCGGGATCCCCTCCGCGGTGTTGACCCGCCGCCGATCCAAGGGCGCATGCTCCCGCTGCCGCCGTGAGACCGCCGGCATGCCGGGTCAGATCCACCGGCACCGGCCAGGCGCGACCGTGTCGATCTGCCCGCTGTGCGGCTGGGAGTACGAACATCCCCCCAACCTCGCGTCGTACGCCGCAGAGCTTGGCCTGCCGGGCGCCGTCGACCTGCTCTACGAGCGGCGAGTCGAGAACGCGCTGTGGCTGCACGGCCGGAACACGCACGGCGCCGAGACCCGCGGCGAGTTCCTGGCGATGCTCCGTGCTGCACAGCCGAGCGCCGGGAAGAGGGCAGGCCCCCTCGATGGGTGACAGCGGGGACTGGTACGAGCTGTGCGGCATGCCCGGAGAACGCGACCACCGACGGCCAGGCGCGGAATGGCTCCAGGAGCTGTCCGACCACGCCATCGGCCCGGAGTACGGATGGCTCGGCCAGCTCCTCGCTGTCGAGGTCGCAGCCCGCGAGTTTGCGGTTTCCCTCGGCAAGGCGATCCTCGCGGGCAGGGCGGTCGTACCGTTGGAAACCTCGGTGGCCCACGGGAAGCTGGCCGCACTACTCGGCGACGATGCCTGACCAGCTTCGGGCCGTGCTCCGCGGCCGCCTCGAGCAGCAGCTACACCTCACCCTGATCGCCGACCCGCCACCCGAACCGGCCGGCTGGAACACGATTCCTATCGGCCCCGTGGTCACCGTTTGCGGCGCGCAACTCGACGACTGCGCGGTCATGGTCCGACGACGGGCCCGGCACCTGTGCTCCCGCTGCCGCCGCGAAGCGCCGCGATCAACCGCATGCTTGCAGTCGACAGCGTAGGGCGCATAATGGCAGGGAGCCACGAGATTGCCCGGAGGTCGCCATGCGGCCTACCGGGCTTGTTGATATCTGGGAGATCACAGCCTGGCTCGGCCGGTCGACGGCGAACCGCTGCCGCGCTACACACAAGCTGCTGGCCCGAGAGGGCATCAAACCTGTAGTACGCGGCCACCAGCGCATCCCGTCGCTGTGGCGCTTCGCCGACCTGGCGCCGCTCGCGCATCTCGCCCCCAGCGCCGCCTCCCACGATCTGGACTGACCCGTGGACATTTACCGCGAGCGTGCCTACCTCGTCGCCCATCTCGCCCGGCTGTACGACGCCCACTGGGCCGTCGATCCGGACGAACCCGACTGGCCGGTGATCTGCATCCACGGACCGGGTGGGCAGATGTGCTGGCACATAGCCCAAGCCGACGTCGAACTGTTCCCGGACTCGCTGAAGGTCAAGCCGAACGACTGGGACGGCCACACGACCGCCGAGAAGTACAAGCGGCTGGCCGACGGCCCCCGCGCCGCCAACGACGTCGAGTAGGCAGGCATCCCGCAGGGTCGCTCTGCCCGCCGTGCTCGACCTCGACCTGCATCTCGACTGCGGCCACACCGTCACTGTGAACATCCCAGTGACCTGGGGCCCGCCGCGCGGCACGCAAGTGGCACTGTCGGCCGAGCTCGACACGGCCGCGGTACGCCGACAGATCGACGCCCACCGCGCCGCCTGCCAGTAGCACCGCCGGGAACTTCGACCTCTCCCGGCAGCCAGCCGACCGACCGACCCACAGAACGTTGGACAACCCCATGGCAGTGCAACGACGCAAATGCATTGCGATCGCGAAATCCACGAAGAAGCGCTGCACCCAGTGGGCCGTCAAAGGTGCCACCGTCTGCTGGAAACACGGCGCCGCAGCGCCGCAAGTCGCCAACAAAGCCGCTGTCCGCGCCGAACTCGCCGACTGGGGTATCACCGACGAAAAAGTCGACCCCGGGGAGACGCTCCTGCGTCTGCTGTCCCAGGCCGCACGCCGCGCCAACGTCTACGCCGCCGAGCTGCAGGAGAAGGTCGAAGAGCTGGGACTGGAGAAGGCGACCGTCGGTGTCGCGTTCGGCGAGGGTGGCGCGCAGGGCGAGTACATCCGCGGCCTCGCGCAGCTGGAGTCCGAGGAGCGCGACCGGGCGGCGAACTTCGCCCGGCTGGCGCTCGCCGCCGGCATCGAGGAACGGCGAGTCCAGATGGCCGAGCGGGAAACGAGCCTCCTCGAGGATTTCCTGCGTGCCGTGCTCAACGACCCGCAGATCGGCATGTCGCCGGAGCAGCGGCAGGCGTTCATCGAGTCCGCGCGCCGGCATCTCACAGCGGCGTGACGCTTCGTAGCCATAACCCCTGGATTAAGATCACGGATGGCGGTTGTGGTCGACGGAGCGTGACCGATGGTGGTAGCGCTGCCCGACCGGCTGTCATCCAACCTGCTCGCCGCTCTCGACCGGCTCGACAGCGAGGCCCGCCAGCAGCAGTACCGCACCGACCCCGCGCTGTGGGTGTCGGACGTGCTCGGCGAGCATCTGTGGTCCAAGCAGGTTGAGATCGTCACCGCGCTGACCAGGCACCGTAAGGTCGCGGTCAAGTCGGCACACGGCTGCGGAAAGTCCCACACTGCCTCTCGGGTCGTGGCCCACTGGCTTGCGACCCGGACTCCCGGTCAGGCGTTCGCGGTCACGACCGCGCCGTCGGCTGCCCAGGTCCAGGCGATCCTGTGGCGCTACATCGGCCAGGCCGCGGCGGTCGCCGCGGAACGTGGCACGCCCCTACCCGGCCGGGTGCTCACCACGGAGTGGAAGCTCGGCAAAGAGCTGATCGGCTTCGGCCGGAAACCGCCCGACACGGAGCAGGGCCGCACCGCCTTTCAGGGCATCCACGCCCCCGACGGCGTTCTGGTTGCGTTGGACGAGGCGAGCGGGATCCCCGGCTGGCTGTGGACCGCCGCCGACGCGCTCATGACCAACGAGGGCTGCGCCCTGTTGGCGATCGGCAACCCTGCCGACCCTTCCAGCGAATTCGCGCAGGTCTGCCGTCCCGGTTCGGGCTGGCACGTCATCACCATCTCCGCGTTCGACACGCCGAACCTGACCGGCGAACGGGTCCCGGATCTGCTGCGCCGCGCGCTGGTCTCGAAGACGTGGGTGGAGGAGAAGCGCGCCGACTGGGGTGAGGGCTCTCCGCTCTGGTTCGAGAAGGTTCTCGGCGAGTTCCCGCTGGACGCCTCCGATCAGGTCGTGCGCTCCTCTGACCTGGCGAAGTGCCGGCAGCCCACCGACCGCGAGTACACCCCGGACGAGCTCACCCCGGTTGTCCTCGGTGTCGACGTCGGTGGCGGCGGCGATGAGACTGTGATCCGGGAGCGGCGCGGCCGGATGGTCGGCCGGGAGTGGCGGGACCGCGACGACGACACCATGTCCGTCGTCCGCCTGGTCCTCAAAGCGATTGAGATCACCGGGGCGACGGCCGTCAACGTCGACAGCATCGGTATCGGCGCCGGCGTAGCCGACCGGCTGAAGGAGCTCCGCGGCGACGGCACCCACACGGCGACGGTGACCGGGGTGAACGTCGGCCAGCAGGCAACCGACTCGAAGCGGTTCGCGAACCTGCGGTCGGAGATCTGGTGGGAGGTTGGCCGGCTCCAGTCCGAGCAGCAGGCGTGGGACCTCTCCCCGGCCGTCTACAACGCTGACGGTGTGTGGCAGTCGGGCGCGGAGAATCCTGACGACGCCTGCAATCAGCTGCTGACCGCGAAGTGGCATCCGAACAGCCGCGGGCAGATCCAGGTCGAGCCGAAGGACGATCAACGGGAGCGGCTCGGCCGGTCGCCCGACAACGCCGACGCGCTCATCCTCGCCTTCGTGGATCTGCGGGGTGATTTCGCCAGCTTCATGGACCAGCTGATCGCCGAATCCGACGCCAACGCGCACCAGCAGCCGCCGCCCGAAGCGCGGGAGCCTGCGGCGGTCGACATGTCGGCCTGGTTCGGCGGGGGCGAATCCGCGCAGGGTTGGAGGCGGACCCTGTGACTTTGATCGGCTACGTCCGGTTCATGCGTCCCCTCTGGCGTGAGGCCGGGTACAGGCCCGGCCCGCGGCGCTTCCTGTTCATCGCCCACGTGTGGCTTCGCCGCGGCCTGGGATGCGGCTGCCACTGGCATCCGACCTACGGCCTGGTGGTCATGGGCGGCTGTCCGCGGCACGACTAACCAAGGCGCGCGAGGTGGCCCCGTGTCGTCTCGCAGCCGTGCCCGCAACCGTAAGCGCCGCCAGCTCGACAAGGCGTCGTACGCGGCGGCGGCCCGTGCCGCCGGCGGTCAGACCCGGGACATGTCCGCGCAGGCGGCCGCGGCCGCGGCGGGCGCGGTGCAGTCGGGTGTGGCGATCGGCGCCTACGAGCCGCTGCCCCGCGAACTTCCTTACACGGCTCCGTTCGGCCCGCTCACCCCGCCCGGGCCGTACGCGATCGACCCGCTTCGCCCCGACGGCCGCACGGACCCCAGGGTTTGGGAATATCCGGTCGGCTGGAACGTCCCCGGCGGTGAACGGCGGCATGTGCCGTTCGAGACGCTGCGGAAGGCAGCCGACGTCGGGATCGTCCGCTACTGCATCTCCCTGATCAAATCGGAGATCTGCGGGCTCGACTGGGCGACCACCGTGTCCGAGGATGCCGTCACCACCGCGATGGAACTCGACGGGATCCGCAAGGTCCAGGCGAAGTCGGCGCTGCGGGAGAAGCTCGCACCGGACATCGCGAAGGCGCGTGCGTTCTGGAAGCGGCCCGACCGGTTCGGCGGCTACAACTTCGTCGACTGGCTCGGGATGGCGCTCGAAGAGTCGTTGGTCCTCGACGCGCTGGCGATCAATCCGCGCTGGTCGTACGGCAACGACCTGGCCTGCGAGATCATCGCAGGCGAGTTCGTGAAGCCGCTTCTGGACAACCGCGGCCGGCGGCCGTTGCCGCCCGATCCCGCGTTCCAGCAGATCATGTACGGCTTCCCTCGTGGCGAGTTCACCGCGGCGATCGGGAAGGACGGCACGATCGACGGCGGGCTGACCGCCGACGAGCTGATTTACTGCCGCCGCGAGGTCCGTACCATCTCGCCCTACGGCATCAGCCCCGTCGAAAAAGCCTTGATCGAGATCAACCTGTGGTTGAAACGCGCCGACTGGCTGACCCAGGAGTTCGACGCCTCGTCGCTGCCGATGGCGTTCCTCGAGGTCCCTGAGTCGGCGAAGGGTATGACCCCGGCCGAGGTCCGCCGCTGGCGCGCCGAGATCAACAACACGCTGTCGGGGAACCTTTCCGAACGGCAGCGGATCCAGATCGGCCTGCCCGGCGGCAAGCTGGCAACCTTCACGGACAACGCGCAGAAGTACAAGCCCGAGTACGACCTGTTCCTGGTCAAGCTGATCGCCGCCGCGTTCGGTGTCACCCCGGCGGAGATCGGCTTCATCGAGTCCGGCGGCCTGGGGGGCAGCAGCTACCACGAGGGCCAGGAGAACATCCAGTACCGCAAGCTGATCCACCCGTGGTGCAAATGGCTCGCCGCGATCTTCAACGACATCAACCACCGCTACCTCGGTGTCCACCCCGCCGTCGAGTTCAAATTCCTCGGCCTCGAGGAAGAAGACCAGGCATCGGCCGATGCGGTGCTGGACACGCAGGTCAAAGGCGGCCGGCGGACGCTGAACGAGGCCCGCGACGAGATGGGCCTGCCGCCGCTGCCGATCGAAGAAGCCGACGAGCCGTTCGTCGCCTACGGCCGCGGCGTCCTGTTCCTCGACGGCCAGAAGGCGATCCAGGAGGCGCAGGGGGCCGCGGCGAGGGCCGGCTCGCAGGCCGCCGTCGCGGGTTTCCAAGCCGCGCCCGCGCAGCGACCGGCCCGCGGGAAGCAGGCCGACGAGTCCGAAGAATCCGACGACGACTCCGGCGACGATTCCGACGCCGGCGAGGAAGCTGCGCCGCCCAAGCCGGCGTCCGCCTCGGACGGCTCGGGCCAGAAGACGGCCGTAGCCAAGACCGCCACCACGCAGGCCTTCCAGGAGGCTGGCGAGGCGGCCCGCCAGGCGCAGGGCATCGACGGCACCGCCGGCGACGCCCAGGACATCCAGCACCGGTTCGTCCCCACGGACGGCGAGCCGGGCTGTCTGGCCTACGGGCTGGCCGAGGATGGCTTTCCGCACCGTCCGAAGGACGAGGCGAAGGCGGTCGCGGCCGAGCTGGGTGCGTTCGCCCGCTACGCAACCCGGTTGGAGAAGTCGGGTGGCAGGTCCCGCGCGTTCACGTTCACTGCAGTGCCGGAGCAGCTGGCCCGCGAACTGAACGTCATGGTGCAGGACAACCAGCCGGGGCTCGCCGCCCTGAGAGCCAAAGCGGCCGTAGCCGAGCTGGCGAAGGCTGGTGGTGGTGGCGGGGGGCGAGCCGCAAGCCCGCGACCTGACCAGGGAGCGGGCGCAGTGGATCGGCTTCCAGGCGCACGACGCGCTGAACCCGCGCTACGCCGAGCGGGTATCCCAGGCTGCCAGCCGACTTATTGACCCGGAAGCCGTCGCCCGCGTCCTCGCGGCCCGCTGGCCCGGCGGGACGACCACCGACCCGCAGATCCTGCGGCACGAGATCCGGCTGATCCTCGACCAACACGCCCGCAAAGGCGCGTTGGGCCCGGCTCTGAGGGACTGCTACCGGGCCGGCTGGGCGGCCGGGGAACTGGCGGCCGACGACGCAGTGCGGCGAGCGCAGGCCAAAGCCGCGCCGAAGCCTGTGCCGCTCGATCCGCCGAGGCTGCACCACCAGCCGGCACCGGCGGTCAAGGCAGCGACGCCGGGCGGCCAGGACGATCGGCAGCACCGGAAACGGCACCGGGAGCGACGCGGCCTCGACCAGCTGATGAGAGAAGCGCCCGGCGCGCCACGCGGCGGCCGCAGCATCTTCTAAGGAGGCGGCCGTGGCCAACCAGCATCGCGCCCGCATCCACCTGCCCGGACCGGGCAAACCCGGCGGCCGGCTGGTTGTCGACGACGACATCGACCTCGCCGATGCGGCTGTCGGTTTCACCCTGGCGGCTCCAGACCCGCAGCAGCTGCCCACGCTGACGGTCGATCTGGTCCTGCTCGGCGCGGTCGACGTCCAGGTCGACGAGGCCCGGGTGGTCCTCCCCGATACGACCCGTGAAGCGCTGATCCAACTGGGGTGGACGCCGCCGGCCGACTGACCGTGCTGGCGCCGGTCCTTGAGGCGGTCCCGGCGCCAGCACGCACCACTGAGGTGACCTGTGACCCGGTACCTCGTCGACGTAGCCGAAGTGATCCTCGACCAGGACCTGCAACTCCCCGCCGGCTTCCGCTTCATCGAAGCCGGCCCGCGCTGGCACGGCCCGGCCGATGGCGGCCATGCCAGCAGAACGACGGTCGTCGAGGACGACGATGCTCCGGCCGACTTTGAGGGCCGCAAGGTCGGCGTCTGGCTGGAGAAGGACCACAGCACCGGCGAGGTGCGGGTGTCGTCCCGCGAGCTGCTGCCCGGGTAGGTGACCGTGGCCGCGCCCATCGTCGAGTCCTCGATCGACTGGGACAGCTGGACGCCGGGCCACGAGCCAGCCGCACGTCTCGCCCGCCAGCAGGACCAGCTCATCGCCCAGGCCGTAGGCCGCGACGCCTCCTGGTCCGACCGGGCCGCGCAACGCGGGAGCCTGCTCGCCTCGATCGAAGACAACCGGCTCGACAAGCTGTCAGGCGCTGTGTCGGACGCTGTTGCCCGCGGCGCTTCGTCTGACGAGCTTGCCCGCACGCTGCAAGGAGTTTTGGACGACCCGGCGTGGGCGGAGATGGTTGCCACCACTGAGATGGCCCGGGCGATGACGGCGGCCAGTCTCGCGTCCTACCGGGATGCAGGATTCCCCGCCGCCTCGGTGCTCAGCTCCAACGATCTTCGCGTGTGTGCTCTTTGCCAGGAGAACGAGGACGCCGGGCCGATCCCCGTGAACGATGAACCACCTAATGGCTGGCCGCCGACCCATCCGAAATGCCGGTGCGCAGTAACGGCGGATTACCTGACCCCGGCGGATCTGACCTCGATGGGCTACAGCCTGTCCGACTTCGGCCTGGACGGCGAAGCCGGCGGCGAGTTGGACGCCGCCGACGATCTCGAAGACGACGACATCGCCGAGGACGACGCCGGCGCAGAGTCCGACGACGAGACGGCCGACGACGAGACGGGCCTGGCGGACGAGCCGACGCCGCGGCATGCCAGCATGCCACCCGACGCCGTCGACAGCCCCCGCCCAGCCGCGTCGCCGACCCCCCACAGGTCGACAGGGCGGCTCCAGGACGCTGTGAACAACGCCCGAAGCGAGATCGGCGACCCGGAGCGGATCGGCACGATCCTCCAAGACGGCAAACCGGTGTACGACGCCGACACCCAGGGGCTACCCGACCAAGCGTCGATCGCGAAGGTCAACGTCCTGCGCGACGTCGGAAAGCAGATCGAACAGGAAGCGCGGCAGAGACTGGCGGTGCAGCTCGCCGAACAGGAAGCGCTGGCCCAGCGGATCGCGGCACTGGAAGCCGACGCCGAACGTCTCGGCGACCAGCTCGAGCAGGCCGCCGCTGAGGCGACGCCCGATCAGGCGCACGTCGACGACCTGCGCCAGCGATACGAGCGGGCGTTGGACGACCTGCAAGCCGCCGAGCAGCGCCGTGACCAGATCTCCGGCCGTCTGGCCGACGTCCGGCTTCAAGTCCTCGGTGACCTGCGGCCCATGGGCGGCCAGATCGCCTTCACCGAGTCGTCGGCCGAAGCGGCACAGCGACGGATCTCCCGGATGCTGCGCCATTTTCCGTCAGACTGGGTGCGGCGCGCCTCCGACAAGGCACCGCTCCGCGCGGCAATGAAGCAGCGCGGCCGGGCCTACTTCTCGGCTGGCGCGAAAGGGAAAACCCCTAAGATCGTCGTTGCGATGATGGACAGCGACGTGATCGCGGTTCACGAGCTGGCCCACATGATGGAGTGGGCCGTGCCAGGTATCGTCGGCGCCCAATGGGTGTTCTGGGCCGACCGGAACAGCCACCTCGTCGATGGTGTCCGAACGTGGACCCGGTTGGGCCGTAAAAGGTCCATGCGGGCGCTGTCACCTGAACCCTACGACGCGGACGAAATGTCCCGCCCCGACGAGTTCAAAGACCCCTACATCGGCAGGGTTTACAGCGACTCGCCCTCGGACGGTTGGGAAGTCGCGTCGATGGGCTCGGAAATGCTTATCGGATCATCAGATGACCCGATGATGCTCGCGCAGGACGAGGATTATCTGTATTTCATTCTCGGCCTTTGGGCGGTATTGTAAAGGCATGTGGGAGATGGCGGGGGAGTTGTACGGGCGGCATCGCACGCTGCGCTGGGACGGCGGCCCTGTCGACTGGCCGGAGCCCGTCACCATCCGCGCTCGCCGTGAAGCTGCCCGCGGCGTCCTCGTCCGATATACCGCCACCGGGCCGCGCGTTCCGCTCGCCCTCGACGACGAGCCGACCGTGTTCCTCTGGCTGGCCAGCAAGGGCATGACCCCGACCGGATCCCCACCCGTGTTCGACCTTGAGAGCGACGCCCCGCCTGGCGCCAGGTTCTGACCGTGAGGAGATGCCTGTGCATCTTCTCGACGTGTTCTTCGCGTGGCCGGCTGGCGGCATCTGGTCGAACCTGATCGCCTCGGCGATCTGGGCGGCCCCCGCCGGCGCCCTCGCCGTCTGGCGGATGCGTGTACACCTCGCCCGGCATCGCGACGAGCTGCACGCTCGCCACGACGCCCACGAGCAGGCCCTCGCCGCGCTGCACGCCAAGGTCGACGCGATCCAGCGGCGCGCCCCGATCGGTTCCCTCCCCGACGGCACACCGGTTCACATCGACGGCCAGCGGCTGTGGCAAGAGATCCAACGGCAGAGGCTGCGCAACGGCCCCGGCTTCGGAGGTCCCCGTGTCTGACCTGCCTGAGATCAGCGTCTCGCCGGTTCGGCCAACCGGGATAGCCGTCGCCCCCGGCGAGGTGACTCTCACTATCGCGTGGCCCAACCGCACGGCTGTCACCGTCGACCTGATCGTCACCCTGCCGAACCCGGACGATCAGAACCAGATCGCCTACTCGCTCGTCCCCATGTCGGACGCCCAGTGGCGTGCCTGGCACGAGTTCGAGGACCGCCGACTCGCGGCCGAGGTCGGAACCGGACGGATGACGGTCAACGAGGCGCGCGCTGCGCTGGACATGCCACCGCTGGACATCCCCGAAGCGGACCAGCGGTCCGTCAGGGCCGGCAACACGGTGACGTTCCTCGGCGACCCGGTGCCCGCCGATGGCTGACCAGGACGGCGAACACAACCACCCGACGACGTACACCGCCGCCGACCTGGGCCTCGACGACGACGAGCTGTCGCCGGTCTACCTGGACCCTCAGCTGATCATGTTCGACCGGGTCCACAGCCAGCGCCCACTCGACCCTGACAAGGTCGCTGCGCTGATGAAACTGTCCGAGGCCGACCGTCAGTCCAAGCGGGTGATCGTCGGAGTCCGGAAAAGCGGCTCTATGGTCGGCATAGACGGCCAGCACCGGGTCTATGCCGCTGTGCTCTGCAGGGACCCGTCGATTCCGGCGATGGTCTTCCCATCGGACGGGTGGAAGGACGAGCGCGACGTTTATACCGCCTTCTCCCGCTGGGAGATCGCAGCGCGCGACAAGCAGATGCGCCTCGACGCCCCCGAGTCCGAGGAGAGCGCCGATGCGGGCGGATCCTGACGATCTCGGCGCCCGCGTCCACGAGGCCCGCATCGCACTGCAGCGGGACCCCAGCCCGCTGGCCGTCCCGCTGGCGGACGCGCTGCTGACCGTCGCGGCCACCGCGCTGACCGACCGGCCGACGCTCAGCCGGGTGCGGGAGCTCGGCCGGCTCGTCGACGCGGTCGAGCGCGCGCTGGGCCCGGCCGAGACCGAACCTGCACCGACCGGCGGGGAGTATCCGGCGCTACTCGGGATGCTCTACGGCTGATCCGTCTCCGGCTCGTCGGTATCTGTCAGCATCCCGAGCGCTGGCGCGTCGATCGGCATCGATGTGCGGTTCCAATGCGGGATGACCCGATCAGCGGTCTGCCCAACCGACAGCCCATGCAGCAGGCCGGGCGTCAGCTTCGCCGCGATGTCTTTCGGTAGCGAGACCTCTACGAGCCGGCCGCCATCGACCACACCCCGGTCACTGATCTGCGGGTTGGCGATGGCGAGTTCACACCGATCGAAGTCGGGCAGGTAGGCAGTCGCTTTCACTGCGCCGCCGGCCGCGAGTGGCTCGTACTGCGGGCTGTCGTCGCTCATCTCTCCATTCTCCCAGCCCCTCGCGCGGCTGGTCTAACACCCGCGAGGTGGTTTCACCATGCCCGTTGCTGAGCGTCTGGACATCTACACCCCGTTCCTGCGCAAGGAACGCGACGAAGCCGGCATCCTCTGGGTAGAGGGCAAGTTCACCGGCCCGGACCTGGACTCCGACGGCCAGCGCATGGACCCGACGTGGCTCAAGGCCGCGATCCCGGCGTACATGCACGGGCCGTCAGGTGGGAATGTCCGCGAGGGCCACTCGGCCCAACGGCCGATTGGTAAGGCGGTCGAGGTCTGGGAGACCGACGACCACTCGTGGCACATGCGGGCGAAGATCGTCGACCCGGTCGCCGAAGCGAAGATCGAGCACGGAATCCTGACCGGATTCTCGGTCGGTGTCGCGAACTACGGCCTTGCCAAGGCCACCGACGCGCCCAACGGGAAGGTTTGCCGGGGCGACGTGATCGAAGTCAGCGCCGTCGACCGGCCCTCGCTGCCGTCGGCGCTGTTTCGCATGGCCGCGCTGAACAAGGCGACCGGCTCGCTCGACCTCGTCGACAGCCCCGAGTTCGTCGAAGGCGACGAGGTCGAGAAGGCGGTCGATGCGGTCCCTGTCGCGCCCGGCCCACAGATGCTGCTCAAGACCTCGGATGGTCGGGTGCTGCCGATGACCGCCGCCCTGGTCGACCAGCTCACCGCCCCCTCCGTCGTCGCCAACCCTGACGACCCGGACGCCGCGGATCCGGAGACGCTGGCGAAGCGGAAGAAGGCCGGCAAGTTCGGTGGCCGGAAGGCCAAGCCCTTCCAATCGGAGGACGGCGGCCAGGGCGGCTCCGACCCTGACGGCGACGGTGTCCACAACCGGGACGATGAGGACGACGACGGGGACGGCAAGCCCGACAGCGAGGACGCCGACGACACCGGCAGCGCGAAGTCCTCGAGCAAGGCCGTCGAGCCCGACTTCGACACGCTGATCAAGGCGGTCGCCACCGAGCTCGAGAAGCGGAAGTTCACCGCCGGCGAGCGCGAGGACGCGGCCGCCGCGGGCGAGGCGATGCCGTCGGGCGGGTTCCCGATCCAGAACCGGGCCCAGCTCAACGACGCGATCCAGGCGTTCGGCCGTGCGAAGGACCCGGCGGCCGCGAAGAAGCACATCACCGATCGCGCAAAGGCCCTCGACGCGACGGACCTGCTGCCCGCCGACTGGCCCGGCTCCACCAAGCCGAAGGAGAAGGCTACGGCGCCCGACGTGGTCAAGGCCGACGACGGCGACGAAGGCGGGCTGCAGCTCACCGACAACGCCGCGGCCGCGTCCGAGATGGACGACATCGCGGCCGCGAAGGCCGTCATCCAGGGCCTGGCGTGCCTGATCCGCTCCGAGGCGATGGGCCTGTTCCTCGGCGAGCTCGGCGAGGTGGCGGACATCGCGCTGCTCGCGCAGGCGGCGGAGCTCGTGACCTGGTTCATGAGGAACGAAGCCATGGAGATCAAGCACATGACCGAGCCTGACGCCGGCGCGCTGTCCGAGCCGACCGAGGACGGCGCCGAGAAGGCCGGCACCCCCGACCTGATGAAGGCTGCCGCCGAAAAGGCCGCGAAGAAGATGCGGAAGCGCCTGAAGAAGGCGGCCGCGGCCGCGGCCGCGACCCACGCCGGCGAGGCCGGCACCGAGACCCCCGCCGAGCCTGACATGGCGAAGGCGGCCAGCACCACCGACACCGATACGCTGACGAAGGCGATCACCGCACGGGTGAGTGCCGACCTCGCGGCGCAGTTCGGCGACGCCATCACGAAGGCCATGGAGCCCCTCGCGCAGGGGCTGGCAGAGGTGAAGGCCACGCTGCACGAGACGCCGAGGCCGGGCGGCCCTGCCAGGACGCGAGTGCAGCCTCCGGTGTCGCCCGCCGAGCTCGCAAAGACAGCGGAGGCGGACGTGAAGAAGGGCGTGCTGCGCGCGATGCGTGACGCCCCCGGCGCCGACCCGGCGATGCGGGCCGAGATTCAGCGGCAGCTCGACGCGCTGGACCCGCCCGCCGCCGCATAGCGGCGCATCCCCCCAGACCACATTCGAGGCCCGTCCTCCCGCAGGGTGGCGGGCTTTTCGTATGCCCGAAAGAGGCATTTCCATGAGTTCGACGACGCTGCTGCGCGAGCTGTTCGGCGCGAAGCTTTCCGACGCCGACCTGGTCAAGGCCGCCGCTGATTTCCGGATGGCGGTCGAGACGACGCCGAACACGCAACGTGGTGACGTCGAACTCGACGTCATGAACAAGGCGCTAGTCCCGACGGTCCGCGGCAACGCCCGTCAGGTTCTGACGAAGGCGTACGGCAACCTGGGCGTGTCCGCGGACAAGATGGCGGCGGTCGAGGCGGCGGTCGCCCAGCAGTTGGGCGCGGACTGGCTGCAGAAGGACATCACCCCGACGTCGCCCGTGCCCGGTGGTCTCGTCGGCTTCGACCTGCGTGCCCCGGCGCTGCTCCTCGCTCCGATCTTGACGCCGATGAGGAACAAGTTCCCCCGCACGCAGGGAATGGGCACCTCATACCGCTACAAGAGGGTGACCGGTATTTCCGGTTCCGGAACCGGCGGGCTGGGCGCGTTCAACCCCGGATTCACCGATCCGACCCAGGTCAACTTCGCGAACCCGGGCTCGGCGAACCCGCTGTGGTGGAACCGCCCGCAGAAGATCAGCTACGCCGGTGACGACACCAATCTCAGTTATGTGCAGATGGGCGCCAGCGATGAACAGTCGTTCTGGACCTATTTCAGCGCGATGGGATTCCAGGACACTCGCGAGCTGAGCCGCATGGCCACGCTCTACGCCTCGATGCTGGCCGAGGAGCGGGTGATGCTCTACGGCCGCGGGACCCTGCAGGGGTACAGCGGCCTCGTCGCCGCCCCGTCGGGCACGCCGACCGGCGCGGCCCGGAACGCGGCGACCGGTGAGACGGCGCTGACCGGGTTCACCAGCAACGTCTACGTCCGCGTCGTCGCCGAAAGCGGCGAGTTCGGCGTCTCGCAGGCGTCGTCCGCGTCCTCGGGTATCGCAGTCTCGGCCGGCCAGGTCGTCGACATCACCATCCCGAACCCGGTGACCGGGACCACCGGCTACAAGGTGTTCGTCTCCACCGGCGCCTCGGACCCCGGGGACGCGAGCCGCTACCTGTACGTCGGCCCGGCGTTTCCGAGCAACCAGTCCGCGGGCCGCACCCCGACGCAGACCCTCACCCTGCAGGGCGCGATCGGTACCCCCGGTTCGGGAAGCCTCGCCACGGCGACCGTCGCCGCCTGGCCGATCCAGGGCGGCGCGACCGTCAACCTCGCCACCGGTGACGGTGTGTCGGCCCGGCCGGACAACTACGACGGGATCATCCCGTGGATCTGGTCGCAGGCCGCCACCACCGGCTACGTCGGCCGGCTCAACGCCCCGTTCTCCACGGCAAGCCCGGGTGCCGAGTTCCAGGCCGCGTTCGCCGCGACCTACGCGGCGACGAAGGCGGATCCCGAGGAGATCTGGCTGTCGGGTCAGGACAGGCATCAGATCTCTTCGACGCTGCGCGGCCAGTCCGCCTCCAACTACAGGTTGGAGATCTCCGAGGACCAGCTGATGGGCGTCAAGCTCGGCAGCGTCGTCACGAGCATCGTGAACGAGACGACCGGCCGCTCCGTCGACATCAAGGTGCACCCCTGGATGCCGCAGGGTAACGCCGTCGTCCTCCAGTCGTCGATCACCGTTCCCGGGGTGAACGTCGCGAACTGCTGGGAGATCCGCGGCCCACAGGACTACATGAGCATCGATTGGCCCGTCATGCAGATGTCGTACGACACGTCCGTGTACTGGACGTCGACGATGGCCGCGTACGCCCCCGACCGCTCGTCGATGATCGTCGGGATTCAGCCGACGAGCTGACACCCCTTCCCGTTCCCGGCGGCCCGCGTCCTGCTCCTGCGAGACGCGGGCCGTCGGCGTTTCCCCGGAAAGGGGCATCATGGCGACCTACGCCATCCCCGGCAGCCCATATCTGATCGAAACGTCACCCGGGTCGACCGGTGTCGTCGAAATCTCCCTGGGCGCCCGGAACTCGTTCAACCTGACAGCGGCCGGCGTCGCCGCCGTCCTCACCCAGATCACCGGCTATCTCACCTCGTCGAAGATGACGTCGATCCTGCGGCTCACCGGCAGCCAGGTCGGCGTCGACATCCACGTAGACGTCTCAGGCTGCGCCTACCCGGCGCTGACCGCCGACGTGGCCGGGCAGATCTCGGCGCTGACGACGATCGTGCAGACCGCGGCGAACGTGAGCCTCTGATGGTCGCCGCCCCAACCCCGCCGTTCGTCACCGGCAACGTCACAGCCACGGTCGGCGGGGTGTCGATCCCGGTCGAGAACATCCGCCCGGCGCCGGGGCTCGCGGGCGCGGTGACGCTGATCGCCGGCACGACCGCGGTCACCCTGACCGGCCCGACCTGTCCGACCGGGTTTGTGCTGCCCGTCGGCGTGCCCGTGTCCTGGCTGCTCGGCGGCGCCAAGCTGGTCGCCACGTCGGCCGGCACCGGAACCATTTCCTACGCCTACGCCCCCGGGAGCTGACCGATGCGCATGGCCGTACCCGACGGCGCCTGCAGGGGCATCGACGTCCGCACCGAAACCGGCACGGCCCGTTACAACGGCCGCACGTTCGATGTGGAAGACCGGCGGCACATTCGGATGCTTCGCGACCAGGGCGCTTTCCCTGCCGATGTCGGCGGCGTGACGCGCGCGGCCGGCTTTCCGTGCCCTTGCGGCTTCAAGTCGCTGTTTCGTCGCTGTTCCCGCTGCGGGCGCGACAACCCGAAGGAGAACTGACGATGGCCACCGCTTTTCGTTTCGCCCGCGTCGTGGCGCCGGACGGCGTCAACCCGATCCGGTCGACGACCCTCACCGCCAAGGTCCCTGGCACCAGCACGACGGTGACCCTGTACACCGATCCGACGCTGACCACCGTGCTGTCCTCGTCGGGCCAGTTCACGACGGACGGCTCGGGGTTCGCCGAGTTCGCGACGAACGGCGTCGCCGCGGTCGACCTGTACAACGGTTCGATTCTGATCGCGGCCAACTACCCGGTCGGGATCTACCTGCCGATCGACGCGCCGCTGAACGCGGCCGGTGGTCTCGCGGCGGCCTATGCGGCCCAGCAGGCGTACGCCCTCGACGGGTCACCGGCTGGCGTGAACTACAGCAACCTGGCGCGTAGCCAGGCGGGGACGGATCTGGCCGCGCTGACGACGCAGGTGATGACGTCGGTCGCGATTTGGTTGCCCGCCGGAACGGTCGTCACGAACTTGACCTTCGTCTCGGGTGCGACGGCGGCGGGCACGCCCACCAACTGGTGGTTCGCCCTGTACAGCTCGGCCGCGACGCCGGCGCTGCTCGCGCAGACCGCGGACCAGACGTCGACGGCGTGGGCGGCGGAGACAGCGAAGACCGTCGCGCTCACCACCCCGCAGACGATCACCACGACGGCCGTGTACTACGCGGCGATCATGGTGAAGGCGACCACTCCGCCGTCGCTCGCCGGCACCGGCCGGGCCGGTGCGGGGGCGTCGGCGGCGGTCATCGCCGGGAACAAGATCCTCGCGCAGACGTCAGGTTCATCGCTGACGACCACCGCCCCGGCGACGATCACCGGCGCGACGACCGTCGGAACGATTCCGCTGGTCATCGTCACCTGATGGCCGGGGCCAACACGGCGACGGCGCGGCAGCCCCGCGCCGCCGCCACCCCGAAACCGACGCCGCCAGCCCCAACACCGCCACCAGCCCCGATACCGCCGGCCCCGCCGCCGCCGTTCGACCCGGCCAATCCTGCGGTGGGCCAGTCCATCGCCGGGCTGGTCCCGCACTCGGGCTACACCTCCGCGTCGGTGGATACCGAGCACGGCCCGCTGTCGGTCGAGGTCGACCCGGACACGGACACGATCATCCGCATCGTGAGCTGACTGTCCGGGAACTGGCCTGAGAAGGATGGTCGGTGCCGGTGGCGACCCTCACCAACTCCTACGAATCCGGCCAGTCCTCCGGAACTGCGATCTCGACGTCCAACTCAGGCGCCAGCGACAACCAGTGGAACACGGTTTCCACAACCATCGGCACCGCCAAATATGACTCCACCTTCGCCGCCCACGGCACGCTGAGCGGCCAGTACGCGACGACAGGGGTCAGTGGCTCGCCGTACTGCGCCTGGACCTCCGGCGTCTCGGCCACCACCACTTACTGCCGGGTGTACGCCCTGCTCCCATCGTCGCTGAGCAGCAACATTGTCATCGCGACGTTGATGTCCGGTGGTATTACCAACATCGCGGGGATCCGCCTCAACTCGGCCGGCACCATCACCCTGCTGTGGAACGGCACGACCGGTTCGACGACCAGCACCACCACGCTGTCCACGTCCACCTGGTACAGGTTTGAGCTCGGCGCGACCGCTGGCACCGGCACCAACGGCTCGGCGACTCTCAAGATTTTCACCGCGCCGGACGGGACCAACCCAGCCGAAACCCTGAACAGCGGGGCCACGAACACCGGCTCGTCGTCCGCAATCAGCCAGCTTCGCGTGGGCATGCCGACTGGCGCCTCAAACACGACAGTCAACATCGACGACGTCGTCTGGACAGACACCACATACCCCGGCCCCTATGGCGGTGTGGTCGTCCCGCCGATCACCGGCCAGTACAACAGCTTCTTCTAGGCCCACCGAGGCCGTTCCCTGCACGTTTGCCCGCCCGGACCATCCGGCGGGCTTTTCCTGTTTCGAGAAAGGCTTTCAGGTGGCCCGCTACAACATCACCGTGGAGTCGGCGACGGCGATCGTCGCGACCGCCCCGTCCGGCGGCACGGCCAACGCGCTGTTCGGCAGCCTCCAGGCCGGTGCGTCGGCCGGCTACAAGCTGCGCCGGCTCACGATCGGCGTCCGCGCCGGTACCGGCGCGCCGACCTCGCAGCAGCTCACCATTGCCCTGGTTCGTACCACCGCCCGCGGCACCGCGACCGCGACCAGCACCGGGAACAAGCTCGACCCCAACACTGCGGCCAGCCAGATCACCGGCCTGGACACCGCCTGGTCGACCGTACCCACCGCGACGTGGACCGCGCCGTACCTGTACGAGGTGTCGTTCAACTCGCAGAGCGGCGTCGACCTGCCGTTCGAGCTGCTGGAGGAGCTGATCGTCGCGTCGGGTACCGCGAACGGCATCGCGTTCATCAACGTCGGCAACGCGCTGCCCACGGCGCACCTGTACACGCTCAGCGCGGAGTGGGAAGAGTAGATCACCCTTTGTAGTCGCTGGCCACTCGCAGGGCGGCGTCGGCGAGGAAGAATCTCGTCGTCGCCGACGGTGTCGGGGGTAGTCCATGCTGCGGCGCTGGCGCGGCGCCTGGCCGCGTCGCAGCAAGAGGTTCGAGCCCAACCTCCTCCAGGCCAATCAAGGCCAGGCGTGGCCCACCGACCCGAAGCAAGCCGGTAGCCGTCCCCGCTGGTTCCCGCGTCCTCGCCGGGGCCGGTACTTCGACTTCTGGCCGCAGGGCAACACCGGGCAGAGCTGGCCGTCGTTCATCGAGCCGGCCGGTTCGCGGCCGCGGTGGGCGCCGAAGCTTCGGCGGGGCAGGTCGTTCGACCCGCCGTGGCCGCAGGGGCCGCTGTCGCAGCCGTACCCGGGGATCTACGACCAGTCGGGGTCGCGGCCGCGGTGGGCTCCGAAGCTGCGACGTGGCAAGACCTTTGAGCCGCCGTGGCCGCAGGCCACCCGGGGCCAGGCGTGGCCGAGCTTCACGGAGCCAGCGGGCTACCGGCCCCGCTGGGCGCCGCGGATCGCCCGTGGCCACCGGTTCGATCCGCCCTGGCCGCAGGGCGTCCAGTCGCAGCCGTACCCCGGGATCTACGACCAGCCTGGCTCCCGCCCGCGGTGGGCGCCGAAGCTCCGCCGCGGGGCCAGCTGGTCGCCGCCGTGGCCCCAGGGCCCGGTTGGGCAGCGCTGGCCGACCGTCACCGCCCAGGCGGGCAGCCATCCACGCTGGTTCCCGCGTCCCCGCCGCGGCCGGTTCGCCGAGCCGCCGTGGTATCCGCCGGTCCCGTTCCCTCCGCCGTCGGTCACGGCCCGGCATCAGCCGGCCCGGCCGACCCGCCGAGGCCGGTTCGCCGAGCCGCCGTGGCCGCAGGCGACCCGCGGTGGGTGGCTGCCCGACCAGACGCGGCAGGCCGGCACTCATCCACGCTGGTTCCCGCTGCCCCGCCGGGGCCGGCTGTTTGAGCCGCCGTGGCCGGCGCTCACCCCACCGGCTCTGGTCGGCCAGTCGATCCCCGCCCGACGGGCCCCGGCACGTCCGACCCGGCGTGGGCAGATCATCGCGGTCCCGCCGGCGCCGATCGGCACGTTCCTACCGGCGACCATCGCGATGCGGCGGGCTCCTGCCCGGCCGACCCGCCGAGGCCGGCTGTTCGAGCCCCCGTGGCCGCAGGGCAACACCGGGCAGGCGTGGCCGAGCTTCACCAGCCAGCCCGGGTCGAAACCCCGCTGGCAGCCGAAGCCACGCGGCCGGTTCTTCCAGCCTCCCTGGCCGCAGGGCGTCCAGTCGCAGCCGTACCCCGGGATCTACGACCAGCCTGGCTCCCGCCCGCGGTGGGCGCCGAAGTTGCGGCGTGGGGCCAGCTGGTCGCCGCCGTGGCCACAGGGCCTACAAACCCAGCCGTTTCCGGGGATCTCGGACCCGGCCGGGTTCCGTCCCCGCTGGTTCCCGCTGCCTCGCCGAGGCAAGGTCGCTTCCCCGCCGTGGCCGCAGGGCACTCAGGGCAAGTGGCTGCCACCGGCGGTCGCGCCGGCGGGCAACCGGCCAAGGTGGGCGCCGAAGCTGCGGCGCGGGCATTCATTCGAACCGCCCTGGCCGCAAGGGTTGCAGGGTCTGTGGCTGCCTCCGGCGGTCGCCGCAACCCGGCGGGCACCATCCCGGCCCACCCGCCGGGGACGGTTCGCCGAAACGGTTCCACCGCAGGTCATCCCACCAGTCCCATCGTCGCCGTCGGCGTCCCGGCGGCCCGCGGTCCGGGTAGTCCGCCGGGCACGGGTCTTCGACATCCCGCCTCCTGGTCCGCTGTTCCCCCCGGGCAACACGACCAGCCGGCGGCCTGCGGTCCGCCCGGTCCGCCGCGGACGGTTCCTCGGCGGCCCGTTCGGCGGGACGGCCCCCTGGCCGCCGTCGCCGATGGCGTCGCGGCGACCGGGCACGGTCCGGTCCCGGCGGGGTCGGTTCGCCGAGCCCACGTGGTCAACGCCGTGCCCGGTGCCGCGGCCATCGTCGCGGCGGCCGGTTGCGGCCCGGCCCCGCAGGGGCAGGTTCGCCGAGCCGCCGTGGCCGCAGGGACCGCGCGGTATCTGGGTGCCACCCCCGGTGATCGCCACGCGGCGCGCGCCGTCGCGGCCGTGGCGGCGCGGGCAGCAGCTCGTCATGCCGCGGGTCTATCCGCTGTGGGCGCATGTCACCGGCGGAGACATGGCGGCGGGCGGGATGACGGGCGGCGACTCGCCTGCAGGGTCGATGACCGGACTGGATCAGTAGCAGACGGGTGGGGCGCCGATGTCGACGACGCCCTACCCGTTTGGCCAGGAGGTCCGCCTCGGCCCGTTCGTCGTCACCGATCCGACGACCGGGCAGCCGATCGACCCGGCGACGATGGTCGTCACTGTCAAACTCCCCGACGGGACGACGCAGACACCGGCAGTCAGTCACGACGCTACCGGCACCTGCCACGTCGACTGGCTGCCGCCGGCGTCCGGGCACTACGGCTATCACGCGGTCTCGACGCTGCCGAACACGGCCTACGAGGGCCAGTTCGATGTTCTCCCGTCGTCGGTCGGCAGCGACGCCGGGCAGATCTTCGGCTGGCCGGGTAGCTACCTGACCAACGCCGAGTTCCGCGCGATGCCGACCGGTGTGAACTTCGACGATCTGATCGCCAACGCGTCCGCGGCCGCGAACGACAGCGAGCTCGCGAACATTTTGTTGCGCGCGAGCAGGTGGGCGGACAACTACTGCAACATTCAGCTCGGCGCCCACCAGGTGCTCGCCGAGCATGAGACAGCGCGGATCGGCCGCGACGGCTGCCTACGGCTACATCCCCGGCAGACCTCCGGTCATGTGCCGCCGATCTCCTGCACGCGGGTCGCCTACTCGGCGGCCGTCGGCGGGCCGGCGACCACGGTCACACCGGGCGCGCTGTGGGTCGAAGACGGGGCGATGATCATCCCGTTGTCGCCGTCGGGCAGCTGGATGGGCGGATTCCAGTTCGGCCCGCCGTCCGGCGGCACGGTCGCCGTCGAATTCGACTACATCGCCGGCTACCCGATCTCCGCGCTCACGTCGGCGGCGACCGCGGGCGTGACGAGTCTGATCCTCGCTGACACGACCGGGATCCAGCCCGGTGAGCAGCTGCGCATCACCGACCCAGGTGTCGAGGAGCAGGTCACCGTCGCCTCCACCTGGACACCGGCGGTCGGGCCGGGGACGGTGCCGCTCGCCGTGGGCACCGTCAACGCGCACAGCGCCGGCACGGGGATAGGCACGCTCCCCTTCGACATCAAGATCGCCGTCGGGCAGATAGCGACCGTCTACGTCCGCAAGTCCTCGGACACCGGCACGGCCGCGCTCGACAAGGACCTCGGCCCGGACATGGAGGCCATGGAAGCCGCGGCCGCGGAAATCCTCGAGCGGTACGCCCGCGTGGCGATCTGAGCCGGGAGGCGTCATGTCCCGCACCACCGTCCGCGCGGCGACCGCCACCTGGTTCGGCGGCCGGGCCCAGCCGACCCGGCCGACGATGTACCGCGACTCCGCCGTCCAGTTCATGGGCACCCTGTGGACCGCGCCCCCGCGTTCGATCAACGACGACGACTTCTGGCCCGGCTCCGGTGTGGTCAGCGGCGCGGTCTGCACCGTGCATCTCGTCCACTCCAAGGAGCGACGCCGGGCGCTCGGTGGCGGCGGTGTCGACGGCATCGCGCCGGGCGGCGAGAAGCAGATCGACTACACGATCTACCTGGAGATCGAGTTTCATTCGCGGCAGCAACGCACCGAGGCCGCGATGGCCGACTTCGACACGTTCCTCGACTCTCTGGTCACCCGCACCCGGCTGGACCGGACATGGGGCACCGGCGGCCGGAAGTTCGACACGATCTCGACAGCGGGCGAGGAGATCGACATCAGCCCAGGTGAGCCGGATGTGAAGGACAACCGGTTCTACGTGCGCGTCGACATGGTCACAACCGCCACCGAGCTTGTGATCTCCTGATGGCCCGCGACTACCGGGTCCGCGTCGTCCGACATCATGCCCGCAAGGGCCTGCATATCCGCGGCTTCCGGTCCCGCAACCGAAACCCGGGCAAGTCGTTCCGCCGCTCCTTCCATGTCCGCAAAGAGATCAAAAACTCGAAGCGGAACCGCGGAGGGACACGGGCATCGAGACGACGCGGTACCCGTCGCCGTGGCCTACGCCACCAGCACCGCCGGACGGTCGTCCATCGCCGTAAGGGTGGCCACCGGCACCTGAAACATCCGATCCACCGCCGCAAGGGGATTCACGAACACAGGCGACGCGGGCTGAAACACCATCACAGGGGATCTCACAAACCGCGGCGAAAAGGCGTTCACCACAAGAAGCCCGCTCATCGTCGCAAGAGCACCCGACGCAAAAAGAAGACGTGATGCCCGGTGGATGACGACGAGCCCGGCGACGTCTACCCAGACCTGCCGCCCGAGCAACTGCGCAGGCTGGCCGCGCTCGACCGGGCGTTGGACTGGCTTGGCGAACACCAGGCGGCCCGCTCGGCGACCTCCGATGTAGTCATCGGCTGGGCTCGCGCCTTCGACAGCTTCCTCGCCGGCGGGTAGCCACCGTCAGCCAGCCCCTCCCACCATTACGAGCCCGAAGGGAGGGGCCGCGTCGCCGTGCCCGCCTTCCGTTACCACCCGCCCGACGGGTTGGAGCGCTACTACCCGGACCTCTCGCTGACCGCACGACCCGGTGACGTCGTCGACTTGGCGGCCGCGCCCGATCCGCATCGCTGGCAGCCCGCCGACGGGTCTGACCCCGCCGAGCCCCTCGAGGTTCCGGCGCCTGTTTCCGAGGGTGGTGAGGGCTGATGGGCGCGCCAGGCCAGGCATCCAATCTCAGCTATATCGGCGTCGCGCTCGACAAGTACAAGTCGCTGCTGACTACCTCCGTGTCGGCGGCGGCGACGTCGATCGTCGTGTCGGACACGACGAGTTGGCCGGCATCCGGCTTCATCACGATCTACGACCCGTCGTCCGCGGGAACGCTCACCGAGACGGTGGCCTACTCTGCGATCGCCGGCACGACGATCACCTGCTCGGCGCTGGCCAACGCCCACACGGCGGGGGTGCTGGTCGTGGTGACCGCGGCGGCCGACGCCCCGTCGATGTTCATCCCGGTGAAGCCGCCGGAGCCGTTCGACAACCTGACGCTGCTGAAGGACACCGGCTATCGGGGGTCGGAGGTCGTCAACTACGGCACGGTGCCGGGTGTCATCCACGGCGAGTACGGCGCCTCCGGTGACGTGTTCCCCGAGTCGTTCGGCTTCTGGCTGGGCGCGCTGCTCGGGGACTACACGAGCTCGGGTGGGTCGGCTCCGTACACCCACACGTTCGCGATCAAGAACTCTGCGGGGAACTACGGCGGCGGCCAGCCCGAGACGCTCACCGTCACCGACTACCAGTCCGGCCTCGCCGGATCGAACACTGCCCGCGCCTACCCGGGGCATGTGGTCAGCGAACTGACGATCACGTTTAACAGTGAGGGTCTTCTCACCTACACCGTCAAGCTGACGGGCTGGCCCAGCGGCATCGTCACCAAGCCGACCGCGTCCTGGACATCCACCACCACACCGATCCCGGTGTGGACCGGTGTGGTCACGCTCGGCGGCTCGGCGGTGCAGTACACCGAGTCGGGTGAGATCAGCATCAAACGCGACGTCAAGGTCCAGCACACGACCGACGGCGCGCAGGGCCCCTACAACGTGTGGCTCGGCCCGGTCGAGGTCACCGGCAAGTTGACGTTCATCGCCGCGGACGAGACCGAGGTCCGCCGCTATTTGAACGTCACGATCCCGTCGGTCGACATCAACTTCACCGAGGGGACTGGAAGTGCGCTGGTGCAGGTGAAGCTGCACATGTCCAAGTGCGTCTACAAGAACACGAAGCTCGGACGCGGCGGCACCTACCTCACCGTCGAAACCGACCTGGAAGCGGACGCCAACACGTCCGACGCCGGGGCCAGCGGCGGCTACTCCCCGATCAAGGTCACTTTGCAGTCGGCTACACCGACCGGCACCTACCAGTAGCCGGCGCCTGCGCCGCAGCCCCTTCCCAAGGCCCGCCGGTGTGCGGGCCTCTTCTGTTTCCCGCCCCGGCTGTGTGGTCCCCCCGGGGGCGGGTCTCGACCGCCTTACCGTCGGAGGCCTCTTTGTCCAACACCCAGCATGCGGCACTGGTCCGTGTCCCCCTGCCCACCACCAGGGAGTTCGGCCCAGATCAGTGGGCCGACATCCGCGACCCCTACCGCGTCACCCGCGGCGACCGCAAGAAGATCATGTCAGCGTCTCGTGGCGCCGCCCGGGCTGTGGCCGAGGCCGACGGCGACCTGTCAAAGGTTGACGACGAGGTGACAACTGGTGCTGGCATCGCCAGCCTGGATGCGGTCTTCCGCCTCTGGGTCGTCGCCTGGTCGCTGACCCGCGCTGACGGCACGCCGCTGCCGATTCCCCGCGACCTGTCCGACGACGAGCTCGACGAGCTGAACATGCTCGTCTCGAACCCGATCGAGCGCCGCCTCGCCCCCGTCATGGAGATCGTGACGGCGGAGCTCGACACGGAGCCAAGCTCCGATCCGCAGTCCCCTTCCGTGCCCTCAGCCGCCTAAGCCAGGTCGCTGAGGGCTACGACCTGGGGCCCGGTCAGCATCCGTTGCCGGGCTGGCTGGTCGAGGCCGCCGACTACGTGTGGTTCGCCGACCGCTGGCGCTGGACGCCGAACGAGGTGGATGCGCTGCCGCTGCCCCTCGCGGATCAGATGCGGCACGCCGCCCTTGCGCTCGACAAGGGCCGGGAACGGCGGCAGCGCCGCGACATGGAGCAGGCCCGCCAGGGGGATGGCTGATGGCCGGCGGACTCGTCATCTCGATGGAGGCGACACTGCGGGCGTTGGAACGGCTCGGTGCCCAGGCTGAAGCCGCCGGGCTGGCCGCGGCGACCGCAGCAGCCCATGTCGGCGAAACCGAGATCAAAAGGCAGTTGTCGCGGTACAGCCATCCGAAAGGCACCCCGACTCCGAGCCCACCCGGGGAACCGCCCGCGATCGTGTCCGGATCTCTGCGCCGATCGATCATCGTCAAGCCGCACAAGGACTCACGGCCGGCCTATGTCGAGGTCGGCCCGACAATGGTCTACGCGCGGGCGCAGGAACTCGGCTACCGGCGACTGCCACCACGTCCCTACGTGGAACCCGCACGGGCGATCGTGATGGCCGGTCCCGCGCAGACAGCAGCACTCGCCGCCTTCGCGAAAACCTTCTACCGGTAGTTTCCGACGCAGAGTGGCGGGGCCCATGGGTGAGTTCGGAGGCCTCCTCCCGCCGGTACTGATCAAGTTTGTGGGCGATACGGCCGAGCTTTCCAAGGGCATTTCCGAGTCCGAGGGCCGGCTCGGCGCGATGAACAAGGCTTTCTCCACCTTCGGCAAAGTCGGCGCCCTGGCCCTCGCCGGTGTAGGCGCCGAGTCGGTTCATCTGGCGATGAACTTCGACGCCTCCATGGAGATGATTCACACCCAGGCCGGTGTGGCACAGGACCAGATCAAGGGCCTGTCCAACGGCGTCCTCAAACTCGCCGGGCAGGTCGGTGAAGGCCCCGACTCGCTGGCCGAGGCGCTTTACCACATCGAATCGCAGTTCGCCGGCACAGGGCTGACCGGCGCCAAGGCAATGGCGCTGCTCAAAACGTCCGCCGAAGGTGCCAAGATCGGCGGCGCGAACCTGGTCGACGTCACCAACGCGCTCGGCGCCGCGATGACCGCCCAGATACCTGGCGACGAGAACCTTGACAAGGCGATGGGAATGCTCAACGCCACCGTCGGCGCCGGTGACATGCACATGCAAGACCTTGCCGACGCGATGGGCGGCGGCATGATCGCGGTCATCAAGGGCTACGGCCTGTCGATGCGCGACGCCTCGGCCGCGTTGGCGCTTTTCGGTGACAACAACATTCGCGGTGCTGCCGCTGGTACCGCGTTGCGGATGTCCGTGCAGGCGCTGGCAACACCTGCGGCCGGTAAGGCGGCGCGCGAGCAGCTCGCCGCGCTTGGCTTGACCAGCAAGACCCTGGCGAAAGACATGCAGACCGGTGGCCTGAACAAGGCGCTGACCGACCTGCACGACCGACTGCAGAAGGCTGGGATCACCGGCACCCAGGCTGGCGCCGTATTGACGACAATGTTCGGCAAGAAGGCGGGCACTGGCGTCAATGTGCTCATGGACCAGTACGACAAGTTGCAGAACAAGTATGAGGAAGTCGACAGGGGCGGTAATCAGTTCGCCGCGTCGTGGGCGGCCACTCAGGACACTTTCAAGAACAAAGTCGACCGTTTGAAGGCTTCGGCCGAGTCGCTGGGCATTCAAATCGGAAACAAACTGATCCCGCCGTTGACGGCCCTCGGGGACTGGTTCGCCCGTCACAAGAACATCACCGAGGGTCTGGTCGCCGCGATCGGCGCGCTGATGGCCCTGTCGATCGTCGTCTGGATGGCGAATGTCGCCAAGAGTGCCGCCCAGATGGGGAAGGCCGTGCTGCTGGCGGCCAAAGACTTCATCTTGGCCGGAGAGGAGTCCGAGGCGGCGTTCGCTGTGAACCCGGTGTTCCTGGTGATCGCCGCCGTTGTGGCCCTGGGTGTGGCGATCTACGAAATTGTGAAGCACTGGTCGACGGTGAAACGCTGGCTGTCGGATTTCTGGGGCTGGATGAAGGTCGGCTGGCGGGACACGATTGGCTGGCTGAAGAAAAACTGGGAGATCGTCGCCGCGATCCTGATCTTGCCGCTAGCACCTTTCCTGCTGGCCTGGCGATTTTTCCACAAGCAGATCGTCGACGCGGCGCAGGCCACCTGGCGTTTTCTCCAACCCGTCTTTCGCGGCATCGCTACCGGGCTTAACATTCTACTGATCCCGCTGCGTCTGCAAGCCGCCATGTGGATCTGGCTATTCCGTGCGATGATCATTCCGACGGTGCTGTGGGCGTGGCGGACCGTCATCAGCCCGACGTTTCATCTGATCGCCGCCGCGTTCGATGTGATCCTCGGTTTCGCGCTGCGGCTGTTTGTGGGCGCCTGGCGGATCGGCTGGAACATTCTAAGCTCGGTCGTCTCCTGGGCGTGGAAAAACCTGCTCGGGCCGACGTTCCATCTGATCGGCACCGGACTCGACCTGTTCATCGGCGCCCAGCTGCGACTGTTCAAAGCCGGCTGGGATCTCCTGTGGCGCGGGATCAAGGACACGGTCGATGTGGCGTGGAAGTTCCTGAAACCGATTTTCGATGTGATCGGTAAAGGGATCGGTCTGATCTCCACCGCGGCAGGCAAAGTCGGCGGGATCATCGGCAAAGCGAACAAGATCCTGCCGTTCGCCGAGGGAGGTTCCCCACCGGTCGGCCGCGCCGTCTTGGTCGGCGAGCGCGGCCCGGAGCTGGCGGTGTTCGGCGGCTCGGCCTACATCCACACCGCCAGCCAGACCCGATCGATCCTCGCCGGCGGGAAGGCATCGGGCGGCTGGGTCGGCTCCGCCTCATCCTGGGGCTCGGCGACCAGCGGCGGGGGGAGTCGCGGGTCTCAGCAGCCGCCGGACATTGTCGTCCAGGTCGACGGTGTGACCCTGTTCCGGATCGTGCAGAAACAGGCTTTGCGCAACCAACGCCGCAACATCAACAACGGGTTGCAGATCGCCTGACCGGCAGGGGTGGCCATGTCAGCGACCTGGCCACAGATCACCGTCGAGTGCGCGTTCAGCCTGGACCCGGCGAGCCCGTTGACCTACCCGCCGATCTGCGGCGACAGCGCCACCTTCGCCCGGTCGATCGGCAACTGGCAGAACGGCGGCAACGCCAACCTGTTGCTGAACCCGAACTTCGCACCACTGCCCTACCGGAACAGTCTCCTCGTCGGCGCGGCCAGCAACGGCAACATGACCGTTGGTGTCGATACCGATCCGGGGACAGTCGTCCCCACCGGGCAGTACACGATCACCTTGCGGGTACGGGCCGGTTCCGTGGGCCGATTCGGGTCTGCGGTCGCCCAGTGGTACGACGCCGCAGGCGTGACCCTCATCAACTCGACGTCGGTGGGGTTTCTCGACGGGACGTCGAGCTGGACCACGGTCACGATCACCTCGACGGCGGGCTTCGGCGCGTCGCGGCTGCAACTCCTCGTCACGTGGCTGGGCTGCTCGGGCGGTGAGCTGCATTCGCTTGCCGCCGTGGTGACGACGGTGTCGCCAGCGTCCGGGTTCGGCTGGACAGACATCAGCCGATACGTCCGAAGTTTGGATCTGACCCGGTCGTCGAGGCAGTACGAGCTGGGGCGTTTCGAGGCCGGCACGGCGACGCTCACCGTGGACAACACGGGTGGCAGGTTTGATCCGAACAACACCTCGGGACCCTACTATCCGAATCTTGCCCCGATCGTCCCGATTCGGATCAAGGCGATTTGGCAGGGCAACACCTACCCGCTGTGGGCTGGGTTCGTCGAGAGATGGCCGCAGACCTGGCAGGACCCGGCACTGTCACTGCCGCAGATCACCTGTGTCGACTCGCTGGCCGCCCTGTCCCAGGGGGAACTGCGGACGACCTATGAGGAGGAAGTTCTCCTCGACAACCCGGTGAGCTTCTACCCACTGGACGAGGCGGCGTCGACACCGCAGGGCGGCGACATTGTCGCCGCCGGTGCCACGTCCACATTCGTCTCGTCATCCCCGTTCCCGGGTTTCTCCCAGTTCGGCGGACCGTCGATCATCTACGATGGCGCGTCGTCGGTGAACATGAACCCGTCCGGGGTGTCGTCGTCCCACGGCGATGTGCTCGACTTCTCGTCGGCGACCGGGGCGAACCTTGTCCACGGCCAGGATTACACAGTCGAACTGTTCGCCGCGCAGGACGGGTCGACAGCAACGACCAACGGGCCACTGTTCTGCCACCTCACCTCGGGCGGATCGCCGACTGGCATTGAAATCGTCATCGGGGCCGGGTCAACGAACACCATTCGGCTGGTTGTCGGTGGGACTACCGTTTACACCAGTCCGGGGGCGTATTTCCCGGGCCTGGGTCTCGGCGTCTATCTGTGCGTCACCGTCTCTGCGGGCGGGACGGTGACCTTCTACTACAGCACCTACGGCGTGTCGCTTACCCAGCTGTACACCGGAACACCGTCGCTTGGCTCCACGGTCGCACACACTGTTGTCGGTGGCGACTGGCTCGGCAGCTCCGCCAACAACGTCTACCAGGGCTTTGTCAGCCATGTCGCGTTCTACAACCAGGTGCTCCCACTGGCCCGGATTCAGGCCCACGCCCAGGTGGGTGTGAACGGCGGCTATGCGAGTGAGACCACCGGTGAGCGGTTCGCCCGGGTGTTGAACTACTGGGGATGGCCGTTCAACTATCGCAGCATCATGGGCGGACTGGTGTTCGCCGGCTCGGTGGCCTCCGCGTCCAACAGCTACGGGCTCAAGGGGCTGGCAGGTCAGTCGGCCTTGGACGCCGCCCAGGACCAGGGCGACGCCGAACACGGCCAGGTCTACTCGCTGGCCGACGGGTCGCCCTGTTTCGAGGACAACCAGTGGCGGCCAGGCCAAAGCACGCCGCAAAACATTTTCGACCCGACCGCGGGCCTGCCGTACCAGTTGGACTCGTTGCAGATTGATGACGATCCGACGTACATCTACAACACGGTCAGCATCACCCAAGACGGCGGCCCCCAGTTCCGGGTGACTAACGCCACGTCTGCGCAGCAGTATTTGTCTCGCACCTATACGGCGACCATCAAAGTCGCCCTCACCTCGGAAGCACAGAACCGGGCGAACCTGTTGCTGCGCCAGTATAAAGATCCGCGGAGCAGGCTGGCCGCTTTCCAGTTTGAACCGTCGGCTAACCCGACGCAGCTTTTTACCCCCGCACTCCTGATGGACATCTCCGACCTGAATCGGGTGGTGGTCCGCCCGCTCGGCGCACCCAGCTGGACGTTCAACGGCTACGTCGACGCGCTGTCCCATTCGATCATGGTGGAGCCGGGGTCGCAGTCGTGGAAAGTGACCTGCCAGTTGTCGCCAGTCCTACCGACCTAAACCGATCCTCGACCCCGACCGGATCCACCGCGGCCCTGGCAGGTTAGAGGCAAACCCTGCGGCGCATGGACCCCCCGTCACCAGCCGTCGCTGGTATCCGCCGACGAGCGAGTGATTGTCCGCTGCCGCCACGACGCGACCTCACCACATCCGGCCGGCCCCTGACCGGGCCTCCTGTCGCGACGACCGGAAGCCGCGCGCCACCACCGCAGGCGGTCCGCCTGTGATTGCGACGAGCGGAACGAGGCCAGTCGCCGATGATGCCCGCGTCCGTATTGGCACTCGCCGCGGCCGCGGCCAACGATCCGCCCGACCTCCTCGCCCAGCTCCTCGGCTACGGCATCCCCGGTCTCGCCATCGCGATGATCGTGTTCCGGGTGCTGGTGCCCTACTGGGTCGTGACCCGACAGGACGCGGCACACGACGCCGAGATCGCGGCGAAAGACCAGGTCATCGCCGCGAAGGACGCCGAGATCATCGCCCTGCGGGCCAAGCTCGACCAGGCCGAGAATTTCGTCCGCGCCGAGGTTGTTCCCGCCCTCGTCCGCACCGCGGAGATCTCGCGCGAATACGTCGCCGCGCTCAACCGGAGGGCGAACGCGTCGTGATGGCTCTCGCGGACCGCCCGCCCTTGCCCGCCGCGACGGCGGAGCGCCTGCGCGTCATGGATGAGCTACTGCGACGTGCCGGCGAGGTCCGCGAACGGCTCGACCAGCAGATCGGCCAGCTCCGCGCCCTACTCGGCCAGCAAGAACTGGGGGGAGAACGGCGATGACCGAGCCGACCGGCGACCTCGCCGAGCTGCGCGCCTCCGTCGACCGGCTCGCTGGCGACACCGGAGCTCTCCGACGTTCCATCGACCAGGCCCGCGAGCAGTTCGCCGAACACGGCCGCCGTCTCGACGAGCAAGCCGCCGAGGTGAAGCGCGTCGAGGACGAGGCGGCGCCGAAGACCGCACTGGACGCAGACCGGGCCGCGGTGCGCCGCCGGTTCCGGATTGGTCTCGCCGTCGTCGTGGCGGTCGCCGTTGTGCTCGGTCTCCTGACGGGTGGCCTGCTGCGCTACCGGGCGAACCAGCGAGAGATCGGCCGGCAGTTCGCCCGGGTTCACGCCGGCCTTCTGGAGGGCTGCGCGGCGCGTAATGCCTCCGACGCCGACCTGCGGACTAAGAACACGAAGCTGCGGGACGACACGGCGGCGCTCGCGACCTCGATGCGGCGCTCGCCGGCGGCCGACCAGCTCGGCCCCGTGATCGCCTACCTCGACGCGGAGACGATGGCATACACCGACTACCTCGCCGCGCTTCCTCGGCCGACCGATTGCGCGGCCCGATATGGCCGCCGGTGACTGGGGCACCCCGGTCCGCCTGCTCGCTCCTACCCGGCAGGCCCTTTGACCTGCACTGTTCCGCAGCGCTAAACCACCCAACTCCGAGCCGAATGCCGCGAGGAATCCGGCTTTTTGTGCGCCCAGTCGGAGGTGCGCCGTGAGCGTCTTTCAGGGCAAGGTCGTGTCTGTTGACTCGCAGGGTCGGCCGTCGGTGCAGATCGCCCCTCAAGCCGCCGTCTCTGCGGCAGCCGGCGCGGCTGCCCCTTCGGTGGGCGACACGGTGTGGGTGGTCGCCGAGGGGTCGTCGGTGCTGTGGCTGCCCGGCCCGCAGGTGCCGCAGCCCGGCGGTTCGGGCTCGGGCGGTACCGGTGGTTCGGGCGGGTCTGGCGGCTCCGGGGGCGGATCGACTCCGCCCCCGGATGGCGTCTACTGGGGCGGCATGACCGATCTGACCAACCTGTCGGCTTGGCCGGACCGGGTGCTGATGCCCGCGCCGCTGCCGATCCCGACCGGCGCGACACCCATCCCAGCCGGCGCGAACATCAACAACTATGCGCAGGCGGCAGCGCCCGGCACCGTGTTCCAGCTGGCACCCGGAGCCGTCTACCCGGGCGGCTATGCGGTCTATCCGCGGGCCGGGCAGCAGTTCTGGGGCGACGCCGCCGGTTCGACGATCACGGACAACGTGTGGTGGACGAACGCCGACGCGAGCCGGACCAACGTCGTCATTGCCAATATGACGATCCGCAACTGCAACGGGATGAGCCCGGCCGGCTACTACTACGGGGCCATCGACACACAGGGCCGGGGCCGCCGCCCCGGCGCGGCCGGCTGGCACATCGCGAACTGTGAACTGACGACCAGCTACTCCGCGTTCGATCTCGGCGACCAGTCCCTGATCGAAAACTGCACGGTCCACCACAACCAGGCGCACGGCCTGATGGGCGGCGGCGCCGGATCAGTGGTCCGATACAACCAGCTGTACGCGAATTTCACCTCCGCCTCGGTCGACACCGGACCCGGTGACGACGGCGGCAACAAGATGGCGCTGATGACCGGCGCCATGTGGGTCGGGAACCTGATCCACAAGAGCAATCCCAATGGCGTGCCATACGGCGGCATCGGCGGCCCGGGGCTGTGGATGGATGTGTCCTGCGGCCTGGGCGGCGACCACGTCACGGCCTCGCCGGGCACGGGTAACACGTTCACCGGCAACCTGATCTACAGCAATTTCGGTACGGGGATAATCGACGAGACGGGCGGGAACAATCGGTTCCTCGGAAACCTGATCGCCGGCAACGGTAAGGGTGCGCACCTCGATCCGTGGCGCGCGGCCGGGATTGTCCTCCAGTCGTCCAACAATGACGGCGTCACCGGGAACTTCGTGTGGGGCAACGGGCCGGCCGGCAGCCCTGCGAGCATCACCATCTACGTCGACCAGTCCGGACCCGACCGGGCCGACGCCCGCCGGTCCATGAACAGCAGCGTCACGGGCAACTGGTGTGACGTGCCCCCCGGACAGGTCGCCGGCAACTGGAGCGGCGGCCCGGCGAACAACACGATCAGCGGCAACACGGTCGTCGCCGGCCTCGCGGGCGTGACGATTCCGAAGGTCAAGGCCGGCCCTCAGATGCTCGCCTGACGCTCGAGGAGTCGCCGTGGCCGCATTCGCCGACATCTCGAACTATCAGGCCGGCATCGATCTCAGCGCCTACACCGCGTCCGGCGCCGACCGGCTATGGATCCTTGCGACCGACGGCGCCACCTGGCCCGACCCCGAGTTTCCCGGCTGGTGGCGGCAGGCACGATCGCTCGGCCTGCACCGGGGCGCCTATCACTACGCCCGGCCCTCCCTGTCGGCCGGCGCCACCGAAGCGGACCATTTCGTTTCGGTCGTCGAGGCGGCTGGCGGCGCCGACCCGCGCCGTGACTGGGTGGTCCTGGACACCGAAGACGGAGCCGGGACAGGCTCAGCCGCGCAGCACGCGGTCGACTTCTGCGGCCGGATGGTGCAGCACGGCTACAGCTCCGGCCTGATCTACAGCTACAGCTCCTACCTGGCTGATGCCGGTCTGACCGCGGCGATGCTGCCTCCCGGATGGCGGCGGCTGCACATCGCCAACTACGGCCCCGTGCCGGACGCGGTGATGCCGCTGCCGCCCGGCTGGACACGCACACAGGTCGCCGCCAGGCAGTACACCGACACCGCGCGGATCCCAGGCGTACCGGCGGTCTGTGACGCCTCCCGGATCGTCACCGAATGGCTCGCCTTGGGAGAACTCGTGCTCGACGACCCGACATCCCAACAGATCGCCGCCATCTTCCGCGGGGTTCTCAACGAAGGGACCGGCGCCGGTCAGACCGCGTGGGCGGCCACCGAGAGGGCGATCCTCGCGCTCGAGCAGACCTTGTTCAACGCGGTGGAAGCGCTCGTCGCCGCGCTCGGCTGGAATCCCGGAGATCCGTCGCTGGCCGCCAGGTCCGATGCGATCTCCGCCGGACTCGGACAGGTCGCCGGCCAGCTGACGCCCGCGGGTGGGGTTCTCACCGCGCTGAACACCCTCGGCCAGCAGCTGGCGACGCTCGTCGCCGAGGTGAAGGCGCTACCTGTGTCGACGGCAGGCGGCGCCAACCTGACACCGGTACTGGCCCGGTTGGACGGGCTGTCGGCCGCGCTCGCCGGACTCACCCTCGTCGCCAAGCCAGCTACCTAGCAGCCCGTCTTCTCGCGGCTCCCGCCCGTCTTTCGTGCGCCTTGGAGGCCCCAGAGCATGATCGCAACGCCGTATCTGGTCCGCCCTCTCGCGGCGGGCGGTTCACCGCTCACGTTCGCCCAGGCCGCCCGCGCCTACCAGTTCCCGACCACGAGGGCGGATGGGCGCGCGCTGACGGGCGCCGGTCAGAAGGTCGCGATCGTCGAGCTCGGTGGAGCGTTCTCGTCCGCCGACTTCGAGCAGTTCTGCGCCCAGACCGGGATCACCCCGCCGTCGGTGACGGTCACCAGGGTCAACGGTGCGACGATCACGCCGGACCCGGGTGGCGCCAACGTCGAGGTCATGCTGGACGTCGAGGCCGTCGCCGCGGTCGCGCCCGGCGCCGACATCGAGCTGATCTTCGCCGACAACACCGACGACGGGTTCCTCGCCGCGTTCGAGGCCGCGCTCGCCTCCGGTGCCTGCGTCGTGTCGTGCTCGTGGGGCGGTCCTGGTTCGTCGTGGCCGCCGGCGAGGATGCAGCGGTTCGACGCCGTGTTCGCCCGCGCCCTGGCGGCGGGGATCCTCGTGTGCTGCGCGGCCGGCGACGCGGGCATGAACGACGGCACCAGCGGCCCGGTCGCCGATTTCCCCTGCTCCAGCCCGCATGTGATCGCCTGCGGCGGTACCCGGCTCATCCTCGACTCGGCCGGTGGCCGGCTGTCGGAGACGGTCTGGGATGACGGCGCGTCGTCGGCCACCGGCGGCGGCGTGTCGAGCGTGTTTCCGGCCCCGCCGTGGCAGGCCGCGCTCGGGCTCACCATGCGGGCCGTACCGGACGTGGCCGGTAACGCCGACCCTGTGACGGGCTTTGAGATCGTCGCTGACGGGCAGCCGGCCGTCGCGGGCGGCACGTCCGGGATCGCGCCGGTATATGCCGGCCTGATCGCCCTGCTCGCCGAGCTGGGCGTCACCCCGGACCAGTTCGCCGTCTTCGCATCGGTGCTCTACGGCCACCCCGTCTGCACCGACATCACGTCCGGCGGCGCAGGCGACGTCTACCCGCCGTCCACCGGCTACGACGAGTCGTCCGGGATGGGCGTGGTCATCGGCACCGCGCTGGCCGCTGCGCTGACCGGCACCCCCGCACCCACACCGTCGCCGACGCCCGCCCCTGTGCCCCCGCCGGCGCCGGTGCCGACTCCGACCCCGCCGCCGGCGAATGACGCCGATGCGGTGCTGTGGCAGCACGTCCACACGTGGGCCCACGAAACCCATTTCGGCGAGTCCGCCGCAGTCGCCCGCGCTCTGCGGGTCTGGGCGTCAGCCCGCGGCTACCACCGGGCCGCCGCCTGAGGAGGCCCGGATGTTTCGCCGTCCCTCTCCGCTCGCCGCGCTCACCGCGGCGATTCTCAACCTCTCCGAAAGGATCACAGCTCTCATGCCGACTGTTGACGATCTGACCGCCGCTGTCACCCAGGCCGCTGCCGACGAGTCCGCCGAGGCTGCCGTCATCGCCCAGCTCACCACCGCCGTCGGTGCCCTCGTCGCCGCTCTCCAGGCCGCGGGTGGGGCGATTCCGCCGGCCGCCCAGGCCGCGATCGACGCCGCAGTATCCGGCCTCGGGACAGTCCACACCGCCGTCGGCGTGGACAGCACTGCGCTGGCCGGTCTGGTCACCGAGGCCGACGGCGCGGTCACCCCGCCGGCCGCCGGCTGACACATCCCACCATCCGAGAGAAGGCCGCGTCCGATGACGACTACCTACCTGAAGGATCTGGGCTGGCGGGTCCTCGCGACCGCCGGCTTCTCCGGCCTCGGCGTCGCCGTCACCGGACTCAACGACTCGCACGTCTGGTACGTCCTGCCGATCGCCGCCGTCCTGAGCGTCGTCGGCGGCAAGTTCCAGAAGGCGCCGACGCCGTCCGGTTTCGTCCACGCCCTGGAGCGCGGTGGCTGGACCTTGGCCGAAGTGGCTGTCAGCGCGGTTGTGGTGACCGCGCTGCCGGTGCCGGTCGAGTACATGCCGCTGATCTCGGCCGGGCTGTCGCTGGTCAAGGGTGTGATCGCTCGGCACATCGGCGACCCGGACTCGGCGGCAAGTCTGCCTGCCGCCGCGTAACCCCGGCGCCCCGCACACAAACGACCCCCGGTCGTCTCTCCCCGTCTCGTACGACGGGAGAGACGACCGGGGGTCGTTTTGGCGTTTCCGCCGAAGCCCTGCCCGTCATCCTCCGGGGCAGACGTCCGCCTCGGCGAAGTCGACCACGTCCGACCCGATGCCGGGCGGATAGCGTGACAGTTGCGCCGAGCCCCACGCTTCGACTGGCTGATAGTCCTCGCCGGCGGCGAATCGCTTACAGGCGCCCTCGGAGACGGACATCACCTGACTGAGTGGCACGGTCACCCCGTCCGACGTCTTTACGTCGTTCTGGACTTGGACGTAGGGGTCGACGGTCTCCCATGCGGTCGGGTTCGCGGCCGCGGCGTGTGATGAGGCCGTGGCGCCGCGGGCCGGCTTCGAGGATGAGGGATGGCCGACGGGTGCCGGTGTCGACGGTGCCTGGACTACGGGTGCCGTCGTCTGTGCGGTCGTCGGCACCGGGTTGGTCGTTTCCGCTGCCGGATGGGCCGGCGACTTGGGTGCGAGCGCGCCGAGGATGCCAGCGAAGGCCAGGAACGCGACCAGCCCGACCGTGGTCCACAGCGCGATCTTCCGCCAGTTTCTGGCCGGTCTTGGCGGTGCGTGGTAGCCCATGAATCCCCCCGTGCGGTGATGTGGCACACAGGGTAGGGATCGTCACGGTTCGCACAGGCGTTTGACTGGGTGGTGGCCTGGGACACACCAGCGCACGTTTGCTCCACGAGTAGACCGGCAGCGGCTCCCCGAGGGCGTGCGCGGCGGCCAAGCGGTCAGGGGCGTCCGTAAATCCACGGACAGTCTGTGAATCTACGGACATGACTGCGCGGCCTGCCCTGCGCGCCGGAGCCTGGGTTGTCGTCAGCCAGCGGGCAGACGAAGCGGGCCGAGGTCGGCCACCGCTGCAGCCCGGTCTGGCCACGGCCCGAGCTTCAGCGCCCGGTCGACGTCGACCGCGGCGGCTGGCGCGGTCCAGATGGTCGCGTAGCCCCTGGTCAGCTCGCCCACGTCATGGGTGCCGGCCGCGTCTGTGACCTGGATGCGGACGCTGCCCCAATCGTCGATGACCGTCGGCGCGACGCGGTAGGGCCGAAGCAGGCCACGCTCGATCTCTACGACGGCGAGGTCACCGACCCGTGCGTTATCCCAGCCGCGAGCGGAGCGCCCCTTGGGTGCGGATCTCTTCGCCGCGGGTGTTGCCCTGGCCATAACCGATCCTCCGGATCAGTCGCGGTGCCAGTTCTCGCTGGCGAGGCTGATCGTGAGCACCGGCTCGCCGTCGTCGCCCTGGTGCAGCAGCAGCGACAGCGCGACCGGTCGGGCGAGAAGTCCGCCGCCGGTCCGCGGCACCCGCAGCACCGTGAACGCGATCGGCCTGTCCGTGCTGGACCGGGCCGCCCTCCGGGCCGCACCGCGTGCCATGACCAGCACGTCCCGCAGACGACCGCCCTCGTCCTGCGGCACCTTGCGCAGCGTGTCCTCGTCGTCCCAGGCCACGCAGTCCTCCCACGCCGCGCGGGTCAGCGCGACGGGCACCCGGATACCGAGCTCGCGGGTGGTCTGTTCGTCGACGGCGACGAGCTGGCCATCGTCGAGCAGGTCGGCGCGCGTGATGATGTCGATCGGCTCGCCGAACAGGTCGGACAGGTCCACGGAGATCTCCTTCGAGGGGGTATGCCTTGGCCGGGCTGGGCGCCGGTCAGAACGCGGCGACGGCAGCCGCCGCGGCGTCGGCGAGCGACGGACCGTCGTAGACGGTCGCGCCGCTCTCATCGGCGACGGTCCACCGGTCACGGCCGGGGCTGGCGACGATCCGGGCCGTGTTGACGTCGATCGTGTGTGGGTCGAACTGTTCGATCAGGTCGTCGTTGGCCGGGTCCCAGCCGGCGGCGTGAAGCGCCGCGACGAGCTGGGCGAGCCAGGCCGGGGCTGCCCGCTGGTGGTCCTCGGCCGGCTTCCTACAGGGCCGGTTGACTACCGCCGGGCCGAATGTCGCGCCGGCCTCGGTAAGCGTCGGCAGGTCACCGGGGAGGGCGAGCCAGCGCGGCTCGTCGCCAGCGGCGGTCGCTTCTGCGGCGATGCGGGCCTGGACGTGGGCGATGTCCGCGAGGTCGCACAGCTGGCCCGAGTTCTTGCCGTCCGGCTTGTACCGCGTGATCTGGACCGCCGCGTCTCCGATGACGATCAGGCCGTAGTCGACCTTCCGCATGGTCTGCCTTCCGTGGTGGTCGGTGTTGTGGTGGCGTCAGGCGGCGCGCAGCTGGACGGCCGGCGCGGCGGCGATCGTGACCTTCAGCGAGTCGCGGTCCCGCTTCATCGGGACCGGGCCGAGGTCGTAGGCCTTGAAGATCGCGGCGATGGCGTCCAAGTCGGCCCGGTTGGTGTTCGACGGCACCCACTCGATGCGCGCCCGGCCGTACTGGCCGGCCGGGACCTTGTCGAGGAGCTTGCGGGCCCGGTTCTTGCCCCTGTCGCCAGCGCGGTAGCTGTCGGCGGCCTCGTCGAACGCGATCGCCTCCGCCTCGATCTCCTCGACGGCCGGCATGTCTGCCGGGGCGAAGAACGCCCGAGGCTTCGCCTGGGTCGCCGCGCTGGGCGCCGGGGTGGTCTTGCGGAACCGGGTGCGGGTGATGTTCGCCTCCCGGGCCTCGGCGTAGGCGGCGACGCTCGCCGCCGAGACGCCGCCGTCGAGGCGGGCCAGCTTGCCGGCGGCGAGGTAGCGGCGGATCGTGTCCGGCTTGAGGCCGCCGAGCCGGGCGGCGGCCTGGCCGACCGTGAGCGCCTCGTCCGCCTGCGGCGTCGGGACCTCGAGGTCGTCGTCGACGGCGGGGAGCAGCGCCCACACGTCGGCGACCGGCGCTGGCGCGGCGAGCGGCTCGCCGGCGTGGTGGAGACGGATCGCCTCGCAGTGGTAGCAGCCGAGGCCGTTGAGGCCGCGCGGGCAGTCGCAGGTCGCTTCGGTGGTCCGGTAGGTGCCGGTCCGGCCGATGACGGTGTAGACGCGGGCAACGCCGTGGCCGCGCAGGAGGGTGACCGCGCCGGGCGTGGCGAGGAGGCTGCGGGCCTTGTCGCTGGCGGTCTGCGGCGTCGTCATGCTTACACGATACAGCGCTAACGCTGCATCGTTCCTCAAGGGAAGGACAACAACGATGCAGCGCAACCGCTAGCATCGTCATCGTGTCCGACCCCAGACCCGACGACCTACTCAGCTATGGCGAGATCGCCGAACTGACCGGCCTCGCAACCTCGACGCTGCGCGCCTACCGGGCTGCCGATCCGCCCCGAATGCCGCCTCCTGACGACACCCGCTATACCCGTGTGCCTCGCTGGCGCCGAGACACGATCGAGGCCTGGCTGAAAAACCGGCCCGGCAAGGGCTGGCGCGCCGGTGACAGCTCGAAGACCGATCGTCCGACCGCCGCGCAGCAGACCTGCGCATCACTGGAGCCGCGATGAAACTCCTCATCGACAGCACGCTGCCGGCCACGCCGCCTGACGAGGTCCTGGGCCCGCGGCCTTTCGCTCAAGTCGGCCAGTGGGTCAGCCAGCATGCCGTAACCGATTGGGATCGTCCGAACGGTTGGGAGATGGTGAACTGGCAGGCGGTGAAAACGGTCGAACGCGGCCGTGCCCATAGTTCGCCTTGAGGAGGCCGCCAATGGCTGACCACGACGAATCCACGCCCGCGGCGGTCGAGGCGCGTTGGCGGGGAACGATCTGGATCAAGGACGGCGAGGTCGGCCAGGGCCGCCTACCCGGGGCGACTGATGAGCAGCTCGCTGCGGCCGACGAGCTGTTCGCGAAAGCGTGGGCCGCGATGGACGCCCAAGGCCCGGAACCCGAGGGGAAGACCGATGGCTGATCGTTTCGGCGACGACTGGACCGGCCGAGACGGCACGGCCGGCGGCACCCGGTTCACCCCGCTGCCGCCCGGTATCGGCCCGGGCCCGAAGCTCGTCGAGGTGACCGGGGCGGCCGGTGACGTGCGGCGGGTCGATCCGGACGAGCCGGATCTGGACCCGGAGGTCGCCGAGGCCGCGGTCCGGCTCCGGAGCCTCGGATCGTTCCGCGTGTCCCGTTCGCGCCGGTAGTTTGTGCCGCCCGGGTGGCACCGGGCGGCCCTGCGGTTGGACGACTTCCTGGGGCGGCCCCCGGCTGGATGCCGGGGGCCGCTGGGGAGTGGGTCAGTTCTGGCCAGCGATGTTGCGCAGCTTGGCCAGCTTCGCCGCTCCGAGGAGCGATTCGGCGATGTCGAGGGCAACGTCGATGCTCATCGGCATGCGGAAGACCTGGTCTCCCACGGTTGCCTCGATGCCGACGCCGAACTTCCCATCCGGGAACTCGACGATGGCAAATTCGAGGGAACCGAATCCGAGGAAGTCGTCCATGTGGACTTCTTCTCCTCTCTTGAGTTTGTAAAGGGCTGTCGGTTTGGGTGCCACCCCGCTCCGACATGACTTACTTTAGCATAGGCGATCGACCACAAGACACTCGATACCAACAACGAATCGGCCAACCTAATTGTTGGGTTCATGTGTTCACGTGAGATGCTGACATGCTAAAGTAAGTCATACCGGCAAGGGGGTGGCACCCCGAACCGGGCCCCTTAAAAACTCAAGAGAGGAGATCCGATGTTCGATTCGGATCGCGTCGAGATCGCAGCAGCCCGCAGCGTCGACCCCTGGGACGACGGACGCTGGATGGTGCGAGTCACCTACATCGACGGAGAGGGCCTGCCGACCCGCGTGGCCTGGCTGACACCCGATGAGGCACGCGACATGGCTCGCATGCTGATCGGGATGTTCTCCCAGCGCCGCGCAGGCAAGACTCGGGCAGCATCGCTCGCCCGGCGCCTGACCGGCGCCGCCGCCGAGGTGGAACGGCTCCGCTCGACCGATTCCGACCGGCCCTAACAGGGCCAGCGCCGGCCGCCCACCCAGGGCGGCCGGCGTGCCACCCAGCAGCCACGTCAACCACCTGCAGGAGAAGCTCATGGACAAAACCGAGCTCACGGAGCTCGCCCGTATCGCGCCGGCCGTCGACGAGCTCGCGGCCTACCCGCTGCCCGGCGGCCAGGTCCTCATCACCGCCGGCACCGGCGGTGGCGTGCCACTCGCTTTCCGCGTCCCGCGCGAGGTCGCCGCGCGGTTCGCGGACGGCATGCTGCCCGCGGCGGCGATCCTCGGCGACGCTGTCGAGGGCGTCGACGGGTGACCGACGGGCGGTCTCTGACGTTCGCCGAGATCGCCGAGCTCGCTGGCCGGTCGGAGCGGACGGCCCGCGGCTGGCCCCTCCGGTACGAGGACTTCCCGCCGGCCGGGCAGCGGACCGAGACGGCGATCCGCGGCTGGCTCGCGGCGCATCCCCGGATCGCGGGCGCGCCAACGCGGCCCGTCCCTGACGGCGGCCCCGACCGGTGGCTGACACTCTCGGCCTACGCGGTCGAGACGGACCGCAGCCAGTCAACGCTCTACCAGTACGCGCGCCGAGCGGCCGCCGCGGGCTGGCCGCCGGCGGGGGAGCGGCACTACTTCCCCCGGCCGGACGATGCCGGGCTGTACCGGTTGGGGGACCTGGTCGCGTGGGACGCGGCCCGGCCGGGTCAGGGTGCCTGACTCTGCCCTGGCGGGCGTGAGACGCGGCGCGCTACTCTGAGGTTTCTCGGGCTGGTCTCCGGCTTGGGTTTGCAAGGGGCATAGGGCCGGCGGGCGCCAGAACCACCAAACCCGCCGGCCCGCACCATTTCCGGGCCTCGCGCTCCGCCCTGTACAGCGGCCATCGATGGCCGAGACCTGACACCTGCCTCCGGGGCATCGTCGACGTTGGCGCTAGGTGTCGAGCGCGAACACCTGAGCGTCGACGAACTCCATCAGCCTCTCCCGTGTCCAGTGTTCGCTGCCTGCCGGGAGGCGGCCCCTCCAGGACGGCTTGTTCACATCCATCCACGCGAGGACCGGGCCGAGGAGCCACAGGCGGACGTGGAGGCGGCCCTTTCGGGGGTAGCGGATCAGCGGGGCAGGGAACCGGGCCCCGTTCACGACCTGCTCGGCGTAGGAGCGGCTGACAGGCTGGCCGCCCTCGCGGCCCAGGCCGAGGAAAATGCGCAGCTCAGCGACCCCGACGAGCATGTCGATCTCGGCGAGGGTGACGTAATCGCGGTCCAGCGCCACCGGCCGGACAGTAGGAATGCACCGTTGTACTGCACCGCAGTACAGCACGCTGCGAGTAACCGCCTGGGTACGCGGCCGTCAGGAGGATCCCGCACGCCCGCGGGTCGTGAGGGCGCAGGCCGACTGCGCTGTCGGCCTGCGCCGGCCTTACGCGCCTGTCGCGGGTATTTCGTCGGTGCCCAGCTCGCCGGCCCCGTAGCCGGGTTCCTGCGGGTCGAGGGCGACGGCGTGCACCTGGACGCGGCCGTCGCCGGCCGGCTCGGGTGCGGACGTCATGCGGACGTCCAGCAGAAGGTCCAGCGCGTCGATGGCGGCCTGTATCTCGGTGGGCTTGCCGATGATCGTGATGTCCATGGTCAGAAGTCCCGGCCCGGGATGATCCGGTAGTCAGTCGGGCTGAGTCCGGCGGCCTCGGCGACGTCGCGCGCAGCCCGTTCGGTCGGGCAGATGACCGCGGACAGTGGCTCGCCGCCGGCGAGCTGGACCAGGACGAACCGCTCCCGGGGCAGTCGTAGCCGGGCGTGCGCGAAGTGCCGTTCGAGTTCGTTCGGGCTCACTGGACACCGGCCCGGCGCGTGTTCCAGTAGCGCAGGATGCAGTCCCGGCACGGCTCGATCCAGGGGCCGAGATCGGCGTTCGGCTCGACGGCCCCGCCGATCACCGCGAGGGATTCACTCCCGGCCGGCTCCGCGGCCGGAGGCTCATCGACCGGCGGCCGGACATCGGGCATGCTGTGGTCCATACGGCGCCTCCCGCGGCGTCGTGGCCCGTTCCGGGGTGGCCGCCCCGGGCGGGCCTTTTTCGTGGCCTGGCGGGCACCGTAGCGCGTTTGTTCCGGTACAGGAACCACGGACGGCGTTCATGTAGCGGGACACCTAGCGTCGGCCAGCGTGCCGAACTGGCCACGGCGAGACGTCGTCACCCGCGCCGAGCTGGACAATGCCGTCGACATCGACGAGTTCCGGACCTTGCTCGGCCAGGGCTCCCGCCGCCGCGAGCGCGTGAGCCGCGAGTACGCGGCGCGCGTCGCATCGACGAAGGGCTTCCCGGATCCGATCGTCGACCACCAGCGTCTCCGCCTGTGGCATCGCGACGACGTCGAGGTATGGCTTGACGCCCACCGGCCCGGGTGGCGCCTGCCCTAAGTTCTTGCCTGTCTCGGGGCGGCGGGGATCGTTGCCCGCCAGCTGCCCCGCGCGAGGACCACGGCGCCGTCCGGCCTCACCAGGGCGTTAGCGCCGATCCACGGTGCCATACCCATGCGCAGCCAGTCGTCCCGAACCTGATCGAGGACGTCCCACAGGCGGCGCGGGCCGCCCTGGTGGACCTGTGGCTGTGCTGTGCCGATGGCGGTAGCCCGGGCCCAGGAGCCGTCCGGGTGGGCCAGTAGCGCCGTGTGCGTGCCGTCGGGGCCGGGCGGGATGTAACGGTGCTCGATGTCGACGCCGGCGGCGATCGCGAGCATCGTCGACAGCTCCCAGGCGTCGGCGATGTCGAGGACCGGGTAGCAGCCGGCGCTGACCTGCTCGCCCTCCCGTTTCAGAAGGTCGTCGACGTCGACGCCGGCCGGCGGGTAGTTGTCGCCGTGCCTGGTGGGCATGAAACCGGCCCAGTCGCGGGCGACCTGGCCGCGGATCTCACCGTTCGCCTGCTTCGCGACGGTGAGGATCATCCACGTTCCGCTTATCGTCGTGACGAGCCGGCCGCCGGGCCTCAGCGCGTCCAGCCACGACGGGGGGATCGACCGGACCGACACGGTCGCCACGATCCGATCGAAGCTGCCGGGAAGCGGGCCGGTCGCGTCGACAATCCCCACCTCGGGCGTCAGTCCGACGTCGGCAAGCCGACCGGCCGCCGCCTCGACTAGGTAAGGGTCGACGTCGACCGTCGTGACCCGCTCATCGCCGTACCGGGTCGCGAGCAGCGCCGCCCCGTAGCCGGACCCGGTGCCGACATCGAGGATGTCGAGCCCGGTGGCTAGCTGGGCGTGGCGGTACATCGTCAGCAGCAGCCCCGGCTCCGTCGACGACGACGTCGGATCGCCCGTCGGCCGGTCCGCCTTGCCTGCGAAGTCTGCGTGGGCCTTGCCGACACGGGTTACCAGCGACCGGTTCTGGTAGGCGCCGGTCGGGCCGTACCGAAGGAACCAGCCGTCGTCGCCCCACACCCACCAGGCCGGGACGAACACATGCCGGGGGACTGCGGCGACCACCGGCCACCAGCGTGACCCGGGATGGGTCACCGTATCGGCCAGGCCGCGAGCGTCCGGCCGCCACGGCTCGTCGTCGGCCATCATGCGCCGGCGTCGTCGAAGTCGGGCGCGCAGGCCGTCTGTCCGGACGGGTCGCAGTCCGACCCGTCGTGCGGCGTGCAGCCTGTCACCGCGTGAACGGGGAGCAGAGCAAAGTTCTTCGATGGCCCGCAGGAACTCGTTCCGGGCTGGCATTCCGTTCCCGGTGTGCAGGTCTGCTCTCGCGGCCCGCAGTCCGAGCCGTCGGTCTTCGGCGAGCACTGAGTCGCCAGCTTTGGCGGTACCAGCGCCAGCGCCTCTGCCCACAGCTCGCCGGCGAGCAGCTCGTCGAGCGGGGCGGTGCGGACGTTGCCGGCGGCCAGGGCCCGGCCCATCGTGCACGGCGCGAGCGTCCCGTCGGGCAGCACGGCCGCCCGGCCATGGCCGCAGGATCCGCACAGCTCGGCCGGGTTGAAGGCCGCACCGCCGGCGCCGCGGCCGATCCCGCGCATCCGGTCGACCTGGATCAGCGTCTCGGGGATGCCGAGGGCGACCAGCTCTGCCCGGGTTGCCTCGACGTCCTGCCCGTCGACGACCTCGATGACCGCGACCCGGATCGGGACCTGCAGGGCGAGCGCCTCGACGATCCGCGACCGGGTGCGGGCGTGGCTGCCAGGTCGGTTGGTGACCTGGTCGTGAACTGCCGGGTTGACGTCGTAGTAGGAGGTTGCGAGCGTCACCCCCGGCCGGGCCAGCAACTCCCACAGCCGGGCGGGGAAATGGAGGTTCGAGAACACCTCCACCTCCAAGCCGAGATCCAACGCACGCTCGAGCACCGGCACGAAAGCGGGGCTGGTCGTCGGCTCGCCGCCGATGAGCTGCACCGCCCTCGCGCCGACGCCGGCGGCCTGCTCGACGACGGCCAGCCAGTCTCCGGTCGTCATCGTGCCGTGTGACACGGTCGGTCCAGACGAGGTGAAACAGTGCGAGCAGCTGAGCGGGCAGCGTCCGGTGAGCTCCAGCTGCATGCGGTGCAGCGTGGACGGCCGGTCGTCGATCAGGGTCATGTGGCGAATCCTTTGGGGCGGCCTGGCGGCGTCATAACGGTAGGACAGGCGGAAGGTGACTGTTCGGATACGAGCTGGGTCCTCCCGTGTCAGGAGCTGACGCCAGGGGTGGGAGGGCCCGCGCCCGCCCGTTGGGCAACTACGGACGTTCGGGCGGGCGCGGGGGTCTCAAGCGGACAGAGCGAGCCCGATGCCGTCCGTGGTGGCGCGGATGTCGCTCCAGTCCTCGCCGCGCGCTTCGGCTCGAACCGCGATGCGCAGGGCGCCGGCAGCGAGCTGCGCCGAGGGGAGGCCGGCCGCGGCGGCGAACGCCTGGCCGACGAGCTGTCGGGCCTCGTCGAGGTCGCCGGCGGCGGCTGCGGACTGGGCCCGGTAGATCAGCACTAGGGCGTGCAGGCGCGGCGCCACAAGTGTCCCGTCGGCGCCGGGCCCGGTGGCAGCGGCGGCCCGGTCGAGCCGCTCACGCGCCGGGCCGCGCAGGCCGGTGGCTGCCAGCGCCGCGCCGAGCTGAGCGTCCCGGCAGACCGGATCCCAGCCGCCGAGCGCAAACCCCGTCCGGCCGGTGCCGAGGTCGGCGGCCTCGGCGCTGGTCACGGCGTCCATGAGCTGCCGGCCGGCCACAGCGCCGCTGCGCGCGACGATGACGGCACGCCAGGTGCGGGCGATCGCCGAACCGTAGGAGCCGCCAGCCCGGTCACAGGCCGCGGTGAGTAGACGGGCCGGGTTGGCGGGGGCGTGGGCCTGCCGGGCGACAGTCGCGGCGAGCGTCTCGGCATGCGCCTGAGTCGCCGGGTCGTGCAAAGCGGCGGCGAGCTTCAGCGCGGCATCAGCCGATTGGTAGGCGTCCCGCGGCCGGCCAAGGTCGATCAGCGACTGCGACTCCATGACGTACACCTGGCAGCGCAGATGCGCCCAGGCAGCGGCGGCGTCCGCGTTACGTACCCCAGCGGACAGGACATGGGCCCGCGCCTCCAGGTCGTAGAGCGTACGCGCGGCGACGGCGGGCGAGGTCGTCTCCCATCCGTCGGCGAGAGCCGTCAGCTCGAGGCGGAGCGCGTCGAGAGTGTCGGCACTGTCGAGGCGGGCGGCGACGGCCGCAGCGGCCACCGGGCCGGCGGGGTGCGAGGTGTTCACGATGCCTCCTGCGCGGTGGTTCCGCGTCCGCCCGAGGTTGGGTCATCACCCGGGCGAACGCGGTGCCTGTGAAGGGGTTGGGGCGGCTTCCGCCGCTCGACCCGGTTGGCACCGCCCGCAGCCGGAGTACCGGCCGGGAGATTAGTTCGGTGCCTTGCTTGCACGGCCGCGTCGGCATGTCATGGATCGGCGCCTGCCTGGCTCTCCGTGCTCCCGCCGGCGCCATTGCCGGCATGGACACCTTCACGCAGTGGTGAGGCGGTGACGAGACGTGCAGCCGTGTTGTGTTGTGCTGTGGTGTGTTGTTCACGCCGCGCACAATGACCGGGGGAGTGGAATGGACTCACCACGCGCGACACTTGCCAGGCGGATTCGTGAGCTGAGGGGAAACCTGAGTCAGGAGGCGCTGGCGCGGCGCATCCAGCACGATCGGACGGGCATCAGCCGAGCCGAGTCTCCGACTGAGCCCGTTCCCTCGCCGGAACTGATCAGCAAGCTAGATCATTATCATGGAACTGATGGCGAGCTCGCCGAGCTGCGGCGAGCGGTCGTCGGGGAGGTGAGTCCCACGGACAGGCGTGAGCTGTTCGAGTTCGGGGCGGCTGGTCTACTCGCCGCCAAGACTTACCGAGATCGACGCGACCGCGCGGGAAGCGGCCCGGACGCGTTGACGCTCTGGGAACTCACTGACGCCGTGAACCGGCACGCCGCTGCCTTCACGACGACACCCCACACGGTGATGGCGGAAGAGGTGTACGAGACCTGGCGGTCAGCCAAACGGCACCTGGACGGCGGGAAGGTCCTGGCGAAGACCCAGACCCGGCTGGAGAAGATCGCGGGCTACTCCGCGTACATGATGTGCCGCCTGTCGTTCAACCTCGGCGCCACCCCGACGTCGCGTCAGTTCCTCACACTCGCTGGAGACCATGCCGAGCAGGTCGACGACCCCGTCCTGACAGCGTCGGTCGCCGAGATGATGTCCACCCTGGCCTTCTACGGGCACGCCTACCAAGACGCCGCCGACGAGGCCCGTCGGGGCGCGGCCGTCGCAGACAACGACTACACCCGCGCCCGGCTCGCCGCCTACGAAGCACGCGCACTTGCTGCCATGGGCGATGCGACCGGTGCCAGGGCCGCGCTCGATCGGATGAACGGCGCGGTCGTGGATCGCCCTGCACGGCCCGGCGCATCGCCGTTCTCAGCGGCGAGCGCTGACATGTTCGCCGCTGGAGTCCTCGCGCGGATCGGCGCGGGCCGAGAGGCTGAACCACTCGCACGTGCCGCTATCCGCGCGTACGACAGTGGTACGGCAGTCGGCTTCGAGGAGCACGGGCACGCGCTGCTGGGACTCTCGGCGGCGCTGCTGGCACGCGATGACCCGGAGCCCGAGGAGGCAGCCGCCCTCGCCGGTCGTGTCGTAGACATGCTGGACGTCCAGCCCACAGCGTCCGTGACGACGAAGATCAGAGACGTGGATGTCGCGTTCCGCGCGTTCAGCGACTTCGGACCGGTCCGTGACTATCGGGAACGGCTCGATGCCCGCCCGCGGCTCGCCCTCCCAGCAGCCGCCTCATGACCGGTGGCCTGACTTTCGGCACGGCGTCGACCATCACCGTGCCTACCGTCATCACCGACCGGCTGATCCTGCGGGCGTGGCGCGCCGGCGACATCGACCCCTACGCGGCCATGAACGCTGACCCCGAGACGATGCGCTATCTCAACGGCACGTTCGACCGCGCGGCCACCGAACGGCTGGTCATGAACCTCGCGGGCATGTGGGCGATCCTGGGGCACGGAATGTGGGCACTGGAGGACCGTCAGACCGGCGAGTTCCTCGGCCGCGGCGGCACCTACTACGCCGAAGGCTGGCCCGGCGTCGAAGTCGCGGTCTCGATCCGCCGGGACCGTTGGGGCCAGGGCCTCGGCACCGAGGTCGTCCGGGCCGCGCTCGCCTTCGGATTCGAGTCGCTCGGCCTCGACGAGATGGTCACCGTCACCGACCAGGCCAACTCCGGGATGAACGGCGTAGCGCGCACACTCGGGATGACCTTCCGCGAGGTCGCCACCGTCGGACCATGGCGAGACAACAACGTCTATGTGATCAACCGGGCTGTCTGGGATGCGTCGCGATAGCTTCGCCGGCGGTTAGCCCACCAAGATCCGAGTTACGTTTCTCACCGCGCAACGTCACCCCCGCTGACCTGCGGAAATGAGGCAAGTTAGCTGGCCTGGGCGGCCTGCGGAGCGGCTACAAATCCGCCCGCAGACGCGCCCTTCGGCTCGGCGCTGACCTCACTCGGTCGCGTCGCGCCGCGCGAGCGCCGCTCGGACGACAGCCGGGTCCAGCGGCCACCGGTTCCCCGTGCTGGGCACCTTCACGCCGAGGTCGGCGAGGTCCGCGCGCAGCTGCACACCGGACAGCGACCGGTACGCCGGCCAGTCCGGTGCCAGCGCGCGCAGCAGCGCCGGCACGTCCGCGCTCGCGATCACGTCCGTCCCCAGCGCCTCGTCGAGGTCCGCGAGCAGGTCCCGAGTGCCGGCCTCCGGTATCGGCACGCCGAGCGTCGCGGCGACAGCGGGGCTCAGCGCGGCCATCGCCCGTTCGATGACCTCGGTGGCCGCGTCCCAGCCGGAGTCGTCGTCGACCTCGACGAAATGCGTCTTCACGATCTCGAAGACCTCGGCTGTAGCGCCGGTGACCAGGCAGGTCCCCCGGTCGATGTTGAACCGCAGCTCGGTGGCCCGAATCCCGGCGGCGAAGGAGCCGTCGCCCAGGAAACCGTCATTGTCGCGCCAGGACTTCACGGAGAAGCAGGCGTTGATCCCTACAAGGCCGATGATTTTCGGGGGGATGGCGTCGGCGCGGGCCTGCTGGGTGTCGAAGCCGAGGACGACCCCGGTCTTGCGGGCGCGACGCAGCGTGTTGACCGCGACCTCGCCGGCGCGCTTACCGATCGTCTCGGACTTCGGCCCGTCCGGGTCAAGCGGCTTCGTGCAGCCGAACAGCTCATGGCATTCCGAAAACAGCGCGACGATCGGTGCCAAATCCGGGTACTTCTCGGCAACGCCGCGGGTGACTTTCTTCGCGCCGATCTCGGCGAGCCGGGCCTCGCGTCGCCCGGTCTCCTCGTACAGCCATTCCAGGTCGGCCAGTCCGGCGCGGGTGACCGTCTCGTCGGTGCCGTGGTTGTACAGCTCGAGGCGCGGCTCGTAGGCGTCGAAGTCGCCGTTGCCCGCGAACACATGCACCCGCAGGCGGGCGAGCGGGTCGAGGGCGGCGCCGAGCATGATGACCCGGCACAGGTTGCTCTTGCCCTGGCCCATTCGGCCGCCGGCGGAGTAGTTCGCCCCGACCAGCGGGAACAGCAGCGGGTCTCCGCGCTGGGTGACGCCGACCGGTACGCCCTCGAAGACATCCGCGGTGCCTTCGTGGAGCAGCGGGTATTCGGGGGCGGGCCGCTGTGAGGCGCCCAGGTCGGCCACCCAAAGGTCAACCCAGCCGGGTGCCGATGCGGCGGGCCAGACTTCGGTGGGATGCCGATACAAATTCCGCGCCAGTACCGGCTTTTTGTCGGCGAGCATTTCCGGTGTCACACCCAACGGCACGGAGAACACGACCTGGTAGCCGCGGTTACCGACGCGGACCGGCGGGACGGAGAACTCTACCCGCCAGCCGTCTTTGATCGCTTTGTTCAGCGGGGGGATACTGAGATGGGCGAGGGCCTCGGCGAGGCCGGCTGCGGTGACCATGCTGTGTGCTTCCTCCAGTTCGGCGGGGGCCATTGCCCACCCGGGCACGGGTCCGTCAAGGCGGCCGATCGTCCAGAAGACAGCCGCCCAGGTTGGGACGATCGCCCAGGGCAGGACGCGGAGAACAATCACGACTGCTGTCGCGCCGGCGCTGACGACGGCGTGCCAGAAGTGCCACCAGTCGTCCCAGCCCCAGCCGGCCGGGTGCAGCGCCGCGACGACCAGGCCGCCGACACCGACCGCGGTCCCAGCCGCGGCTGTGGCGGCGGTCGCGCCGACGGTCAGCGCGCCGGCGACGGCCGGGAGTTCGCGGATCCGCTGCCGGCGGGCGGCCTTGGCCTCGCCGTGCCGGTCGATCCACACGCCGAGACGCTCGTGGTCGCCAGCGGCCCGCGCGGAGCGGATCTGCTCGCGGATCGCGGCGTGCGTGGCGGCGTCCCACGCCCGGCCGGCGATGACCCGATGACCGTGGCCGACCCGCCAGACGACACGGAGCGTGACGAGAGCGAGGCGTATTCCGGGTACCGGGCTGGCGTCGTCGGGGTCGCGGGGCCGGAGACGGCCGATGACGATGATCCGGTCGGCCCAGTGCCAACGCCGCGGATCGGACCGGTGGCTGACCTCGCCGTCGACGATCCGTGCAACGTCGGCGGAGGCGAGTACCGGGCTGGTACTCGCCTCGTCCTGGCCGGCCGCTTCCTTGGGGCCGGCCCCGCTCACGCGGGTTTGCCCAGGTGACGCCAGAAGACGACTGCTGCTTCCTTGCTGATGTTGAGGTGCTGGCGGAGTTCCTCCCCGGTGGTGACGATGCCCTCGGCATGTGCCTTTTCGGCTTCGAGCGCGAGCCGGCCCAGCTCGGTCCGGGGCCGGTACTCGCCGGTACCGGCCGGTACCGGGGCGGCGGTGCCGGTACTCGCCGGTACCGGCTCCTCGTCGGTTTCGCCGGCCGTCTCACGCTGCGTGCCCGACTTGACGACCAGCACGACAGTGGTGAGGTCATCGATGATGATCGGCTTGTCGTCTTCGGCGGCGAGCGCGACATTGACGAGCTGCATGCCGTCGGCGAGGTGGCCTAGTTCGGCATGGAGGTCGACGACTGGGCAGGGCATCGCGAGCACCAGCCGGTGCTCGCGGCGGATACCGCTCATGGGCTAGCCGCCTCACCGCGGCTGTGCGTGAGCTGTCCGGCCCGGCTGGCCGCGTCGCGAAGCGTCTCGGCCCGCTGCTGGCTGGCCCACGCGGCGCCGGCGAGCCGCTCGCCGGCGTCCGTGCCGGCGTCGCGGCCGGCTGCATCCCGGAGCGCTTCGGCCTGCGCGGCGAGGCGGTTCGCGCGGCCGGCGAGAGTCCGGCGCAGGTCGCTGGCGGTCACGCGAACCTCCCCGACCACAGCTCGGGCGGCTCCCACATCGGCGGGTCGGCCCGGTACGACCAGACCGCGAATGCCAGGACGGCCCCGGCCGCCACGATGGCGGCCAGGGCGACGGCGGCCGACGGCGCGCGGACCAGCGCCACGACGGCGGCGAGGAGGCCCGGCAGCGCATGCAGGCAGGCGACCGCGAGCACCGCGGCGAGAAGGCGCGTCACTGGTCTGGCTCTTTGTCGTCCATGGCGAGGATGTCCTCGCGCTTCCGGGCCTCGTTGCCGACGGCGCGGGCGAGCTTCTCGCGCGCCTTGGCCGTGTAGGCGGCGTCCCGCCTCGTCCGGCGCGACTCGTTCGGATCGGCGGCGGTCGCCGCGGCCTCGGTGGCCTCGATGGCGATCTCGGCGCTCCGGGCACGGAACGTCTCGGCCTGCTGCTTGAGGAGTTTGAGGTAGGAGTTCATCGTCCCGGGTCCATGTCGTCGCGGGCCCGCTCGGCGTGGACGGTGCGGATGTCGGCGTCGTGGCGGCCCCGCTCGGCGTCGAGGTCGGCGACCTCCGCGGCGCCTCGGCGCCGGCCGCGCCGCGTGGTGGCTGACGCGGCGTCGGCCTGCGCCTCACGGGTGATCTTCGCCATTTCGTCGCGGCCCTCGCGGAGCTCGTCGAGCTGCTGGTCGAGCATCGTGCGCCAGCTCACTGGGTGCCTCCATGCGGCTGCTGGGTCTGCTGCTGGGCGGCTTCGAGGCGGGCGATGTCGGCGCGGACCTGTGCGGCGTTGGCGCCCGTCGCCCGGGGGAGTAGCGCGCGCCGCTCGTCGAGGTGCTGCTGGGCCTGGTCGAGGTCGGGGTCGATGCGGCTCACCAGCCACCTGCCGGGGCGGGGAGGCCGAGCCTGTTGGTGATGACGACCAGGTCGATGCGGGCGAGTGCCTCGCGGGCGAGCAGGATCTGGTCGCGGCGGATCGCCGGGTTCTGGGTGCCGCAGGCGCGGCCGGCGGCGATGACGAGCTCGCCGATGCGGGCTCGGGCGTTCGCCGTGGCGGCGCTGCGGGAGATGAGTCCGATCGTGTCCTGGATACCGGCGCACAGGCCGCGGGTGGGCCCCTGGCGCTCGACGATGCGCAGGGATTCGCGCAGGGAAGTCAGGAGGTCGTCGAGGAGTTGCCAGTCGGTCTCGCGTGGGGTCTGGTCAGGGTGTGTCTGGTCGGGCAGGGTGGCCATGGTGCTCACTCCCGGTTCGGTCGGGATGTTGGGTGCCGCAGGAGGCCCCGGCTCGGAGTTCGCAGCTCCGGCCGGGGTTTCCGGCGTCAGGGGGTCAGGCGCAGGCGCAGCGGATGTTGCAGGTGTCTTCGGGGATGGCGTCGTGGATGCCGCAGGTGGCGCAGCGCTCGCGCGTGTCGGGCCGCAGCGAGCGCCACGCGGCAACTGGGTGGCGGATGTGCCAGACCGCGAACGCGACCCGCCAGCCGCCCAAGCGCAGCCAGTGGCGCCAGCCGGCGTGGCGGACGAGCCACATGACATGGCATGTCGTGCAGTGGGCCTCGAGCGAGCCCTCGGCGCGGGTCCCGAAACGGAACACCCGCGCACGTTCGCCGCACCGGTCGTGAGTGACGGTCTGCATGTCGCTCCGTTCGTCCGTCAGGTGGTGCGGGCGTTCTGGCGGCGGATCTTGGCTTGGATGTTGCGGCGGCGGCGGCCGATTTCCTCGGACAGGTAGGCCAGGAAGATCAGGTCGAACTCGGGTGAGATGGGGCTGCCGATCGCGTCGTCGAGCCGCCGGCGCGCGAGGTCCTCCAGCTCGCGATGGGTCTTGCCGCGGATCGAGTGCTGGCCAGCAGCCGCCATCGCGCGGCCGATCTTGCCGGTCGTCGCCGCCATCAGAACGGATGCTCGTAGTCGGCGAGGCTGGCGGGCACAGGAGTGGCCGCCGCAGCCTCGGCGACCGCCGTGAGCTGCGCGGCGAACTGGGCGGCGAACTGCGGAGTGAAGAACTCGAGGATCGCGCCGATGCGGTCGTCGGTACCGGACGGCAGCGCGACGCGGATCTGGGGGTCGGTCTTGTTGCTGCGCCGGTGGAGCTGCCAGCGGAGCCGGACGTAGGGTGCCGGCGCGAGGGGCTCGTCCGTCTCGGGCTCGTAGAAGCGGATGACGGCCGGGTGGCCGCGGTCGGCGCTCTGTGCGCTGGCGGTCGCAGTGACGGCGACGGGCAGCACGGTGTCGGGGATGTCGGGCATGTCTCTCCTTGGGTGCGCACCCGGCGCCGGCCGGGGGCGGTGCCGGCACCGGGTAGTCAGCCCCGCCGCCCCGGTTCGTCGTTGGGGTCAGGGCGGCGGCCGTCTCAGGTGGTGCGTCTCGACGCGCGCCGGGCGGCACGCTGGTCGCGGTCGCTGGCACGACGCGCGTCCCGCCGTGCCGAAGCAAGGTCGGTGTCGGGTGAGGCGACGAACGCCAACGGCACGTTGCCGACGACTGTCGGCGGCCGATCGGTCGCGCCCGGCGTCGCCGCGACCCGGCGCGCCGCCTCGCTGACACGGCCCATCAGCAACGCGGAGACCTCCTTGAAGCCGGATTCGACGTAGGCCCGCCAGCGCCCTGCCTGCTCCTCCAGCTCGCGGCGCAGACTCCCGATGGCGTCCTCGATGGCTGGCCTGACCAGCTCGTCGACGAGCCGGGCACCGACCGCGCGGGCGTTCTTCACCTCGTCGGTCAGCTCACGGCGGGCGGTGTCCGAGTCCTGGATGACCTCGCGGCCCTCGCGGATGACCTCGCGCAGGTCGGCTGCAGCCTTCTGGTACTCGGCGGCGGCCGCTAGCAGGGCATCTTCAGGAGCCGTCACGACGGCTTCACCTCGCGGTGGTGCGGAGGGCGCTCGAACGCGGCTGGCACGTCGCCGATGACCGACGGCAGGCCGTGCCCGTGCTCCTGCGCGATCAGCCGGGCGATGTCGTCGATCGGCATCTGGCCGGGCTTCCGGGTCTGCCGCGCCCGGCCGAGCAGGATGTCCGTGTAGCCCTTCCAGTGCTCATCGATCTTCTTGAGTACCTGGGCCTGGAACGGCTTCAGTTCCTTCTGGAGCGCGTCCAGGTGCGCTTTCACGACGGCTGTGACCTTCTCGTTGACCTGGCGCTCGACCTCGGGCCGGACCTTGGCGACCTGGTCGGCGGCCTCGCGCTGGACATCGCGCAGCTCCTGGATGACGAGCCGCGCGTCGCGGATCCGCTCGCGTAGGTCGGCGGCGGCCTTCTGGTACTCGGTGGCGGCGGCGAGCAGGCCGTCCTCGGCCGCTGTCACGACGCCTCCCGGTCGCGGAGCTCGCTGATCGGGTACGAGGCCTCAGCGAGCCGGCCGGTCCGGTCGACTACCCACTCGACGACGGCACGCACCGTGCCCTCGTTCGGGCCGCCCGCACCCTTGACCGTCCGCGGCTGGGTGAGGATCGCGCCGTGGCGCCAGCGGCCGGCGTCCGGCACCCACACGGCCAGACCGGGCCGTGCGGCGGGTAGCCGTGGGCCTGGCTGCCGTTCGGGGCGGATCGGGATGGCGGCGGCCCCGTCGAGGGGCAGGCCGGCCCTGCCGGTCACGACCGGCCCGGACGGCGACCCGGATGACGGCCCGGCGGCGACGGCGGCCCGGTCGATACCGAGGAGCTGGGGCAACGTCCAGTCGGTCACCGCGGGCTCCTCAGCCGGAGGTAGCCCAGCCGCACGATCCACCGCTGGACGCCCGCCGTTGCGGCGACGTCGACGGCGACACGCCGCGGATTAGACCGCGCTGGGCCGAGGGCGATCCCCTGCCGCCAGGCGCCTTCCACGCGGACCCACAGCGCGGTCCCGGCCGGTGGGACGCTGTCGAGCGGGGGGCCGGGCGCAGGGCCGTCCAACGGCAGGGTCGCCGGGATCGGCGGGGTGGTCATCGGGTGCTCGCTTTCTCGTGGCCGGGCCACCGGCCGAGCGATTCGAGGGTTCGGCGTGCGCGTTGGACGGCGTCGGTCGCCGCTGTGGAACCGCCGATGTCGGGATGGGCGCCGCGGACGGCCTTCCGGTAGAGCGCGGGAATCTCGTCGACGGGCAGGTTCGGGTCATGGGCGACGCCGGCGCGCTCGGCGAGGACCCGCAGCGCCGCGTCGCCGGGCGGGACGGTGGGTTTCGGTGGGAGTTCGGCCGCCCAGCCCTCGTACTGCTGGCCACGGTCGTTGCAGCCGTACCGGTCGACGGCGCGCAGGGACTGGAGGGTGAGTGCTATGGCTCGCAGGTTGTCCTGCCAGCCCGCCCACTTCACGGACTTGAAGAACAGCGGCCGCTCACCGAAGATCATCGCGTCGACGCCGCGGTGCGTCATCCGCATCCGGACCGGCGGCAGGCCGTTCCGGAGAAGCCGAAGGATCCCGCCGTCAGGGAGGCCAACCCGGAGGAAGACCTCCTCCGCGCGCAGCCGGCCGACCTCGTCGAGGAACAGGCTGTAGGTGTCGCCGAGCGGCGCGCGGAACCGGGCGGTCTGGCCTTCGCCGAGCGGGATCCCCGTGTCCCAGGTCATCGTGCGGATCTGCGGGCCGGTCACCGGGCGACCGCCTGCGCCCGGACCTGCCGGCTCTGCCGGCTCATGACGCCACGTCCCGCAGCCGGATCGCGGACGGGCGGACGACCCACACGGGCGTTCCGTTGTTCTTCGCGATCCACTCGACTGGGCATGCCTCCGGGTCCATCGGCCGGTCGGGCGCTACCGCAACGGGCTGCCTCCACTCCCCGGTCATCCGCAGCCACAGCGGCGTACCTGGCTTCGGGCGCCGCGTGACTGGCCGACCCGGCGGCCGGATGCCCGGTGCTAGCGGCCACGTCTCCTGGGTGAGTGGCATTCGCGAGCGAAGGCCGATCACTTGGGCGGCCGTCACGTTCTCTCCCGCCGTGCTGCCTCGCCGTCGCGGACGAGCGGCGTCCACGGGCTCGTCCAGGCCGGCGTGCCGCCGGCCGGCTCCCAGCTACGGACCGAGACGACCCGCCGTCCGCATTCGCAGGCGCCGAGCGCGACGTAGGTGTGGAGGCCGTCGAGGTCGCGCTGCTCCGGGTGGAGGACCTCCCAGGGCAGGCCGCGGTTGTCGGGGTTTTCGGCGCCGGGCCGGCCGATGTAGGCCTCGACCTGGGCCCGCTGGTGGGTGCAGCCGTCTCGGCGGGCCGCGCGACGGATCAGGCCGATCACGACTTGGACGGTCGCCGGTTCCCAGTTACAGAGCCACCGGACGATCCGCCGGTCGAAGGCGCCGAGCTTGATCCCTGCCGAGAGGCAAGCGTCCAGAAGCGCTTCGTGTACCACCACCTCGCGGCTGTTGGCGTAGCGGAGCCGGGCCCATTCGCGTGGCATCGGCGCCGCCGCGGCGTCCTGCTCCGTCTCGTACGGGCCGGTGGCGCTGGCGGGTTCGAGCGACTCGACAGGCCTCATGACCGCACCTCAACACCCAGCTCGGCGAGCCACGCGCGGGCCTCAACGTCGATCTGCGGCTCGCAGGTGAGCATCACCTCAGCCGGCCGCCCGTCGATGTCGAGAGTGACGGTTACGGTCAGCTTCTCAGCCGTCCGCTGCCGGGCGACTACCTTCCCGCCGAGCCGAGCTGCGGCCCGCACCACGGCGAGCCGCGATATCTCGGTCGCCTCGCCGCCGGAGCCGTGCACGGTGAGATAGGGCGTGTACGTCGACGCGGTGATGGTGACGTCCACGCCGCCTGGGATCGCCGCGTTCAGCATGGTCACGAGCCCGATCGCCGCGTGCGCGTTGGCCGTCGTCCGACCGGCGTCGCTGTCGTCGGCCGGCGTCTCGGCGGCCTGCCTCTTGGCCGCGGGGATGGATGTGACGACCGCGTCCTTCTCGGCCAGCGAGCCGTGCGACCAGTTGATCGCCCGGCCTTCGGCCTCGTCGACATCGAGGCCGGCGCGGACCAGCACCCACGGCAACGCTGGCTGGGCGGGGGATGGCAACCGCAGCCAGACCGACCCCTCGGGGCTTTCGGCGACGGCACGGTCGGGCGTGTCGACCAGCTCCGGCATCGCCAGAGGCTTAGCGGCAGGTCGTGGAGTAGGGAAGTCGGACGTCGGCCGGTTCGCGTACGGCTCGGCACCGCGAGCGATCTCGTCGAACAGGCGCCGGACATACTCGATGTTCGTTGCCTCGTCGCTGTGCAGCCGCCATGAGGGCTCGCTGGCGAGCGCCTTGCGCAACGCCTTGTCGAAGACCTCATCGGGCAGGTAGGCGGACTCGAACAGCGTCATGACGATGGGCGCGCCGCGGCCGTGGCAGCGGCCGTTGTCACCGCCGTCATGCGGGCAGGCCTCCCAGGGAGACGGTGCGGGCGTGGCGTCGACCGGGACGTGCGTCAGCCGCATGCCCATCGTGGCCAGCTCACCGGACGTACAACCGACGTCGCTGCCAGGCCGGTACCAGAGGCCATCCGGGTCACGGCGCCAGACGCTGAGGCTGCCGAGCTGCTGGGCGAGCGAGTCTGCGGGCGCCGTCTCCAGCGACCAGCCAGCGACCGGCTTGGGCTCCCGACCGAGCGCCACCATCGCGGCGTCGAGCGCGGACCGCATGCCGGCGATCCGGCCGACCACGTCGGAGACGTCGCCGGACTCGTGGCCGTCGAGCGCCGTCCGGACGATGGTCAGCAGCTGGAGGCGGGCAGCCTCCCAGTCGACGATCATTCGGCACCGCCTGGGAAGTCGGCCGGGGCCGTCGGCTTGGCGGGCGGCGGGCAGTGCTCGCAGGTCGTCATCCCGGCGCGGGCCTCGATCTGGGCGTACGGCCGGCGGCAGGCCGCGCAGCGGGGCGCGTCCGCGCCGCCGTACATCTGCCACAGCGGGTGGCCGACCCACGGATCGGGCTGGGCGACCAGCCCGCCCGGAAGCGCGATGACCGTGAGAGGGCCGAACTGCTCGTTCAGCTCGTCGATCGTCATCGCGAGGGGCGCGTTCGGGCAGTGCCACAGGCTGGCCGAGTCGAGGGTCCAGTGGTCGCCCTCACGGTCGCGGATGACCGTGTTCGGGAGCGCTTCGGCCAGCGCCGCCCGCGACGGGCTGATACCGACGATGGCGCCCAGTCCAGCCCCGGCGGTGGCGAGCACCTCGTCGATCAGGCTCGCGATCTCCTGGAGCCCGGCGATCGTGCCGGTATGAAGGCCGTCCCGCCGGTCGCGCAGAAGTGTGGTCGCGCGGGCCGTGATGTAGATCAGGAGGCTCGTGATCGCCTCGTCGT